CCCGCCGATCAGATCCGTCACGTCCGGGTACTCGTCGACGAGTCGCGGCCATGAAGTCCCGAGAGCCGCGGTGCGCATGGTGCGGGTTTGAGGCCAATGTGCCGCTTGGACCCATCCAAGAAGACGGGGTGCATGAGTGGTGCCGCGGGGCGCGCCAGCGGGGCGCCCGGGCGGTCTACGGGCCGGGTGCGCGCCGGTCGCTCCCCATCTCGCGCGTCGTGTCCTGCGCACGATGCGCGCAGCAGTGCCCACCCGAAGGTCCGCAGCCGATCGTGTGCTGCGAATGCCGAGAAAGAGAGAAGGCGATGAACCAGAAGGAAGAGTCCCTGCTGTACGTCGTGACCGAGGGTCGCGGCGGCCTGCGCTACCACCGCCCGCGGTGCAAGCGGATCGTGACGCTCAACATCGTCGACCACGGTCCGACCACGGTCGCGGAACCGGCGACCTGCTGCCGCCCCGACCCGCAGCAGTGGAAGCACCAGTTGGCCTCGGCCCCCACCACGACGGGTGCCGAGCCAGCACCGAAGCCGGAAGTCGTCACCGCGCTGCCGACAACCAGTTCCGACAAGAACCCGCTGGCGGTCAGGGCGATGGCGGTCAAGTCGGAGAAGGGTGGGGTGCGCGGTCCTGGCAAGCGGCTCACTGAAGCGGAGATGCTGAAGTACATCCGCAAGGTCCGCGCCAAGCGCCCGGACACGTCCGCGGTCGACGAGATGGAGATCGCCTACTGGCTGGAGGGCATTGCCCTGAGCCGCACGCGTTGGATGCAGCTGTGGGCAGCGACGGAGCCATCCCCAGTCGCTGCCGTCCAGTAGCATTCGGGGGGACGTGCGGAGTCACGGCAACTGCGGACGGGCGGGGCCTAATGCGTCGGGTCCCGCCCGTTCCGCGTCCGGGGTCCGTATGATGCCGGTCATGGCCGAACGTCATATCGAGTACCAGCCCGTCGACCAGGTTGTCGCGGCGATCCAAAATCCAAAAAGGCACGCGGAAGCAGACCTCGACGCTTCGCTGGACGAGTACGGCTACACCGAGCCGGTGATGATCGACGAACGCACCGGTCGGCTTGTGTCCGGGCACGGTCGACTTGGCATGGTCCGCCGCGCCATGCAGGACGGACGCGAACCACCCGACGGCGTCAAGGTCGACGAGAATGGACAGTGGCTCCTGCCGGTCGTGCGCGGGTGGGCGTCGCGCGACGACGCGCAGGCGCAGCGGTACCTGTTGTTCGCGAACCGGGCGACCGAGATGGGGGGCTGGGACGACCAGGACCTCGCGGCGACCCTGCAATGGCTCGACGACCAAGACTCGCTGGCTGTCACCGGGTTCTACGACTCCGACCTGGCCGACATCATGGCCAGGCTCAACCCGCCCGACCTCGACGACCTGGCGCGCCGGGTGGGTGAACCGCAGCCGGAAGACTTCTGGCCGGTCGTGCGCTTCCGGGTGCCCCCGGACCTGCGCGAGCGGTTCATGGTCCTGGTCGGCACCGAACGCGACGAGGCCAAGCAGTTCGAACTGCTCATCACCGCGGCGGAAGCGGTGCGGGGAGCCGTCAGCCGATGAAGCTGCGGATGCTCGTGTCGTACTACTTCTACCGCGACACCGATCTGAAGACCCTGATCGAAGCGTTCCCCGAGCCGCCCGACGTGTTCGCGGACTCCGGTGCCTACTCCGCGTACACCCTGGGCGGCGAGGTCACGGTCGACGGATACGCCGAGTGGGTGAACCAGTGGAAGCACTACTTCACCGCGTACGCCAACCTCGACGTGATCCAAAACCCGAAGGCGACCCTCGACAATCAGCGCGCGCTGGAAAGCCTGGGGCTGACACCGCTGCCGGTGTTCCATGGTGGCGACCCGTGGGAGTACTACGAGGGGTACCTGGCCGAGTACCCGTGGGTGTGTCTCGGTGGCATGGTCGCCCGCGACAAAGACGCCATCATGCGCTGGTTGGTGAAGGCGTTCACCATGGCGCGCGACGCCGACGTGTGTCTGCATGGATTCGGCCAGACCAACCACACGCTGTTGTCGGCCTTCCCCTGGTACTCGGTCGACTCGTCATCGTGGACCAGCGGGCACCGGTGGGGAACCCTCGACCTATGGGACGAGAAGCGCGCCCGGTTCGTGAAGGCGTCGATCGGCAAGCACGCCAGCATCTACAAGCACGCCGCACTGATCCGTGCCCACGGTGGCGACCCGGAGATCCTGGCGCGACCCGACTGCAATCTGGTGAACGTCGAAGGCAAGGACGTCGACCTGGCCCGCAGTGAGCGCCAGCACGTCATCGCGATCAACGTCCGAGCCTGGCTGATGTTCGAACAGTGGTTGCGGCGACGGCATGGTCCCATCGGCCCGCCGCGTGGCATGGTCGAGCCGGATCACCTGCGCGTATATCTGGCCGACTCGCGGGGGAGCCGCGGGGTCCACACCGAAACCCCGGACCTGGGGCTGGCGGCGCAGGGTCTGAAGCTGTACCTGTCGACGTTCTACTCCGACACGATGCGGTACCTCACCGGCCCGAAGATCTACATCGTCGACGGATATCCCCCGCATCTCGTCCAGGCGTCCAAGGTCGCGGCCGAGCAGGAATGACACCGCCTGTGCGCCCCTGTGCCCGCCTGCCGCGGCATCCGAAGGGTCATTGGTCATGGGAATGATCCGCAACCACTACGACCGCCGCACGCTGGCAGTGGACTTCGACGGGACGCTCTGTCGCGACACGCGGTCGACTGAACCGGGTCAAGCCAACTGGGACATGATCGATCTGGTCAACGACGCCGCGGCACGCGGGTGGAACGTCGTCGTCCACTCGTCCCGCCCGGTGTCGCATGGCCCCGCCATTGAACAGTGGTGCCGGGAACGGCAACTCCACTTCCACCAGGTCGCGTGCGGAGCGAAGCCGCCCGCCGATCTGTTCATCGACGACGCCGGTCTGTTCCCCTGCCTGGAAGCACTCGACGCGCTGATCGCATGGAAGGAACACGACGACCCGCTGGGTGCGCTCGGTGACGGAACGATGGCAAGCCACTGGGCAATCGACCAGGACGCCGTCCCGGAAAACCCCGACCTGGTGCCACGGCGTCGCGCCGACAAGTACCGCGTCGTCATTCCGGTGACGGGGGGCATGGACTCCACGACGCTGTGGTGGATGGCCATCGAGGCGGGACTGGACCCGGCCCCGGTCTATGTCGACGTCGGTCAGGAGTATGCCGCCGCCGAACTGGAAGCAGCGTCGTCACTGTGCAGGCAGCCGGTGTGGCTGACCGGGACGCACTTGCCCCGCCGCTTCAAACACATCATTCCGGGCCGCAACGCGACCGTGATCTTCACGGTGGCGCGGTACATGCAAGCGGCTGGGTGGTGGGGCGAACTCTGGTTGGGGAACCTGGCCGGGGAGACGCCCGCGATCGGGGGCGACAAGAGCGCCCGCTTCATGCTGACGACGCAGCATCTGCTGACCGTGCTCGGCTACGACGTTCATCTGATGTCGCCGTTGCGCGGCATGGACAAGGTCGACTTGGTCCGTTGGTGGCAGGCGCGCGGCCAGATCGACCTGCTGCGCAACACCAAGTCGTGCTTCGACGAGTTCGCGCGGGCGTGCGGGAAGTGCCAGACGTGCTTCCGCAAGTTCGTCGCCTTCACCGCCTGCGGCGTCCCGACGCCAGAGTTCGACGGTGCCGACTGGACCCCGCACATCGAGAAGTACGAGCCGCTGATGCGTTCCGCGCTCGACACCGGTGACTACTCGCGGTACAGCCCGGCGCGCTGCCGGTCGACGCTGGCGGTCATCGAATCTCTGCGCTCCACCACTTGAACGGACGGCATAAGCCGCATTAGCATGGCGGTATGCCGATCATCCAAGAGGAGGAAGCGATGCAGATTCAGGTGCTCGATTGCGGTGATGTCGTGGAGTACACGGCAACGCTGCCGGTGTCCGGTCGCAAGGTGACGGTCACGGCCTATGCCATCCCGGACCGCGACGTGCAGATCAACTGGCCCGCGATCGGGTCGGTCGCTGTCGAGGACGCGGCCGCGTTCGCTGACCTGGTCAAGCACGCTGCGACGCAGGCGGGTGCCGAGTGAGCCGCGAGCGCCAGGACGACGACGCCTACGAGTTGCAGGCGTCGATGATGGATGACGAGCGGCTGGCGACCGAGTTGCTGGCGCGGGCGCTCAAGACCCACAAGGGCTTGACCAGGGCAATCATGCGCGAGGCGTCGCGGCGTCTCGTCGCGCACTCGAAGGGGGCGTGATGGGATCATCGATCTTCGTCACCGTGCAGGAGGGGGCCAGCGCGCAGCAGGCCTTCCACGATGCAGTCGAACGGGCGCAGTACGACCATGGCCACGGCGGCTACACCGGGACGATCGCGGAGAAGGACTCGTTCGTCGTGCTGACCCCGCCATCGGGGATCCCGCCGAACCTGCTGATGAAGTACGCCTACGTGTGCTGCAACATCCTCGGCGAGACCTGGGACTGGGCAGCCGACCAGCAGGAGCCGTACGACGCCAAGAAGCGGTGGCTCGACTACGACTACGTGGAACTGACCGAGCCGCAATGGCAGGCGGCGCTCGACATCGGGCGCAAGGTCGACGACAAGTGGGGACCGGCGGGGTGCTTCGCAGCACCGGGCGGCAAGTTCATCTTCTTCGGATGGGCGAGCGACTGATGCGCGACATGAACCCGGCCAACGGTGAGAACTGGAAGGTGGTTTGTTCTCACTGCGGCATGGAGTTCTTCGACGCCGAGCAGATCGATCTGACCGACGGCCACTACCAGCAGGAGCACCCCGGTGAGCCGGTCGCGTTCAACACCGTGTGGGTCGGGGTCGGTCCGCCACCCAAGGGTGGTTACAGCCGACCTGCGCGCCGCAAGATCAGGAGGCGCTGATGCCCGCCGCACCCGAAGAGACGCTGCGCAAACTCACGGCGACAATCCTGGAGGCCAAGGACGCCGTCCGGGAGCTGCACGAAGCGCGGGCCGCGGCGCAGGACGTGATCAAGTCACACCGCAAGGTCATTGCCGATGCCATCCACGCGGAAGTCGACACCGTCGTGACGATCATCGGTAATGAGGCCAGGAACCGCATGATCCGCGAGATCGAGAACGTGATCGGACGGCTGGAGCGGGACTGGCGGGAGAAGCTGGGATTGTCGACGTGAAGGAGGCACCGATGAAACGCATGGCGGTCCTGCTCGTCGCGCTGGCGGCATGCAGTCACAGCGCGGCGGCGCAGAAACCGAAGGCGGCACCACCGGTCGTCCAAGTCGCTGCGCGCGACGACGCGCTGGTAGCCGACGAGTACAGCCGTCTGGTTGACGGACTGAACGCGCGGTTCACTGAAGTCACCGACCGGCTCGACGCAGCCGGTGAGTCCGACTACCCCGCCATCCGCGAGGTCATGGCGTCGGCTGCCGTCCTGTTCGAGAACTACCGCGATGGGCTACTGACGCTGGAACCGAAGATGACCGAACCGGCGCGGACCGATCTGCGGTCGCTGCTGTCGATCGTCGTCGAATCGGTGACCATGCTGCGCCAGGCGCTGGCCGATCCCGACAACTTCGCGTTCCGCGAGTCGCTGCAGAAGGTGGCCGACCTGACCTCCAAGCGCGTCGCGGCGACCACGCTGCTGCGCCATGACCTCGGACTGCCGCAGGAGAAGCCCGAGTGATACCGAGCCAGGAGGACCACTTCGCGCACTGGCGCGCCATCAAGGCGCTGCGCCTCGCGGAGAAGTTCCGGTGGATCAACCGGGACGCCGACCTGGCGGACTCGGAACTGGCGGTCAACCTGTCCCGAGCGGGGCAGCGCGCGCTGGCGGAAGTGATCGACGTGCACCCGCCGTCGAAAGCGACGTGGGACCTGGTTGTCGACATGCTGCGGGTGTGGGAAGGGAAGCCGCCTGTTGGCCCAACCGACCCGCCCGCGCCAAGCAGTGCAGCACCCCCACCCGAGAGCGACACGCAGGCGCCTAGGCGGGGTGGACGAGTCCTGCGGCCAGGGGGAAACCGATGATGACCGACGATGGAATGGCGGACCTGCGCAAGTCCCTGATCGAAGCGGGGGTGCCACAGATCGACCTGGGGCATATCCTCGACGCGGGTGGCCCGGTGTGGCAGACGGCGGACCTGACCAATGAGTTTGACGTCCTGAGCTTCGCCGCCCCGTTCGTGCTGGTGCGCCGCAAGAGCGACGGGGTGCAGGGCACGCTGGAGTTCATCCACCAGCCCCGGCTGTACTTCGACTTCATTCCGACGTGAGGCGGACCGACCAAGAACGCCAGGAACGGCTGGACGCCGCGACCGGCTGGATCGCCGTTCACTACCGTCAACCGAACGGATCGGACTGCTACTTCGGCCCGTTCGCGACGGATGCCGAGGCTACTCAGTGGCTGGAAGAGCAAGGGGTCGACGCCGTGCTCATCCCGCTCTACCGCCACGTCGACTGGACATGGTGATGAACGAGCGCCAGCGTACGGCGCTCGCGCACCCCTGCGGGCGGGCACCAGAGATCCTGCACTCCCGGTTCTGGCGGGTCGAGAAGTCCCCGATGCGTGGGCAACTGCTGACGTCGGGCCTGACTGTCAACCGGTGACTCAACATCTTCGACGGCATCCCCGTGTGGGAAGTCAGCGTGTCCGCAGGATGGCGAGCGGGCGACCCGACGCCGATTCGCTACATCACCCAGCCGACTCGGCTCCTGCTCAAGGTCAAGGTGCAACAACTCGCAGAAGGTGTCGGTGACCACGAGCGCGGGTTTTGGCACACCGATCGCTGGTCGCTTCACTTCCGCTGGCCCCTGACCGACGACGAGATGGCGCAACTACCGGACGGCTGGTTGGCGTGCCCTGCCGTTGACCGTGGCGGACGGGAAGACGAGATGACCCGCGAACCGCCGTGGTGATATCTCCCCATCGCAGCGCCAGCACCCTTAGGCTGCACCGCATGTACCGGGTGTCGATCAAGCACAATTTCGAGTCGGCGCACCGGCTGTGGCTGACCAGCGGGAAGTGCCACAACGTCCACGGCCACTCGTTCCTGGCGGAAGTCACCGTCGCGGCACCCGATGTCGACAGGTACGGAATGATCGTGGACTTCGGACCGCTCAAGCGAGAGGTCCGGGGAATGCTCGACTCCGAGTGGGATCACAGCATCCTGCTCAATGAACTCGACCCGGTCGCTGACCCGCTGGAGCAGCATGGGTCGTCTGTCACCCGGCTCCACGTTGACCCGACGACCGAGGGGCTGGCGCGGTTGCTCTACGACCGGGTAGACGAGATGCTGTACCGCATGACCGACAACGGCTTGGTCGTCGCCGAAGCGTTCGTCGAGTCGGTGCACATTCAGGAGACCGCCGTCAATAGCGCGGCGTATCGACCGTGACCGATCTGCCCGGTGCCGTGCTGCTGCAAGTCAACCTCGACACTGGCAAGGTACTGGAGGTCGAGCCGATGCAGTCACGCGCCGCGGCGCGCCGAGAGGCCAAGGACCGCAACACCTCGCCGTCGCTGCGCACGACACCCCGGGTCGTGTGGCAGGTCCGCGAGTACGGCGAACTGGCCAACCTGCCGCTCGGGGCCACGGTCCATACCGAACTGATCCAGGCGCTTTCGCTCCTGCTCGACAAGGCGGACGCATGAAGCTGGTCGTCAATGAGATGTTCGACTCGATCCAGGGCGAAGGCCCGTCAGCGGGTCGCCGCGCGTTCTTCCTGCGGCTGGGTCGCTGCAACCTCGACTGTGGATCCGGTAGTGGCGCGGGGTGGAAGTGCGACACGCCGTACACGTGGGACTGGCGGGGCAAGATCGGGCCTGCGCAGGACCCCGCCAAAGAACTGCATGGCATGACCGTCGACGAAGTCGTCAGCCAGGTCCGCCCGGTAGGGCTGGTCGTCATCACCGGAGGGGAACCGATGATCCAGCAGAACGCCCTGCTGGAACTCGCCCCTCGTCTGGCGGCGTTCACCGAAGTCGAGATCGAAACGAACGGGACCCGAATCCCAGGGCCTAACTTGGTGCCTTGGGTGACTCGGTTCAACGTGTCACCGAAGCTGTCGAACTCCGGATGCGATCCGCATGCGCGCTACAACCCCGAGGCATTGGACCGATTCGTAAGTCTGGCTACCCGCGGGAAGGCATGCTTCAAGTTCGTCGCCGCAGATGTGTCCGACCTTGACGAGATTGCGGTGCTCGCGAAGGTGCATGGCTTGTGCCCGGAGACTGTGTGGGTGATGCCCGCCGGGACCGACGCGGACACGCTTACGGCACGCGCGAAGGAACTCGCGCCGTGGGTGATCGGGCGAGGATGGAATCTGTCGGGACGTCAGCACGTCATGTTGTGGGGAGATCGCCGTGGCGTCTAAGTGCCTGATCCTGTTCAGCGGCGGCATCGACTCGACGGTGGCGCTGTACCTGGCGCGCACGCAGTTCGATGCCGTGCAGGCGTTCGGTGTCGACTACGGACAGCCCCATGTGAAGGAGTTGGAAGCCGCCTACGTCATCGCCAAGGAAGCGGGGGTCTGGTACGACGAAGTCAAAGTCAGCGGCACGTTCGGGGTGCCCGACGACCTGATATTTCCGAACCGCAACGCCATCCTGGTCTCTCTTGCCGCGGCGCATGCCTTGCAGGTCGGCGCGGTCGCGGTCGGCTTCTCACCCCACGCCGACGACGCCGCGCTGTTCCCCGACTGCCGCCCGAAGTTCATCGAAGCGATGAACGAAGTCCTGCGGGTCGCGACCGACGGAAAGGTGTGGTTGTGGACGCCGTTCCTGGACTTCGGCAAGCGCAAGGTCGTCGAGCTTGGTCGCGCGCTGGGAGCGCCGCTTGACCAGACCTGGTCGTGTTACGGGCACGGCACTTCGCCGTGCCTGACCTGTCTGGCCTGCACCGAGCGTGCGCGGGCGCTCGCATGATCTATCTCGCGACGCCGCCGACCGAAGACCGCGCCGCTCTGTACCGTCGGCACGGGATCGGCGTGATGCTGACCCCGGCCCGTTGGGGCAGACCCGACACGACGACGTACACGGCGTGGGCGGCGGACACTGGCTGCTTCACCAAACCGGACTCCTTCGACCTGGGGCAGTATCTTGCGTGGCTCGACCCGTTCCCACGCGATGCGCTGTTCATCACCGCCCCCGACCGGCTGGCTGACCCCGCCGCCACCTGGACGGTCGCCGAACCAGTCTTGCCGCTGCTCCGCGACCACGGGTTCCGCGCCGCGCTCGTCGCTCAGGACGGACTGACTGACCCACCCTGGGACGAGTTCGACTGCTTGTTCATCGGCGGGACGACCCGTTGGAAGCTGTCCGAAGACGCCTATCGGCTGGCCGACCAAGCGTGCGAACGGAACAAGTGGGTTCACATGGGCCGGGTCAACTCGTTTCGCCGCCTGCGCGCCGCGTCGCTTTCACTGTTCGACTCGGCGGACGGCAACTACACCGGATTCGGTCCCGACGTGAATCTGCCCAAGCTGATCGGCTGGTTGCAGCACCTCGACACGAACCGGCATCTGTGGTCGCCAACGCTGGGCGTCTGACGGTATCTTCGGGGCCGTGGCCGAGCCTGACCAGAATGCCGAACCGGCCAAGGTCATCCCCATGTCGCAGCAGGTCGCCCGCGGTGGGCGGCCCCCGAAGCTCACCGTCGCACTTATCGACGCCATCTGCCAGGCCATCCGCACCGGCCAGTACTTGACCGACGCATGCCAGATCAACGGCGTACACAAGATGGCGGTGTACCACTGGCTGCGCTACGCCAAGCACGCCACCGCCAAGCTCAACCGGGGCGAACCGATCACCCCGCACGAGAAGTTGTGCATCCGATTCGCGGACGCGCTTCCGATCGCGCAGTCGGAGGGATACGCCCGACTGGTGGCGCGCATCGTCGACGCCGGTACCCGCCCGCAGGTGACGCGCACCACCCGCCAGCGATGGACGGGGCAGTTCGACGAACGGGGCAATCCGGTCTACGCCGCGGAAACGACGGTCATCGAAGCACCACCCGACGTGCGGGCACTCATCTGGCGCGCATCCAAGCTGCGGCCCGCGCCGGTCGAAGTCGACCTGACCGTCCACACCGATGAGGACGCGGAAGCCGACCGTATCGCCCGCGAGGCTGCCCGCCGTCTGGCCGAACTTCAGGCCCGTCCCGGTGGGCTGCGTGCGCTGCTGGACGACAACGAGATCGTCGACGCCGAACTGCTGGACGACGTCGAAGAAGCCTGATCCGCGCCGCCCGGTCCGCCAGCGTCTAAGGTGCCTTACCCATGGTGACGCAAGCCGACGTAAAGGTCGCGGTGGCGACGCTGATCGAAGCGCCGATCCGGTCCTGGAAGGTCATCGACGACGAAGACGTCGAACGGATCGCGGCCGCGGCGACCCGAGTCCTCACGGCGCGCGCCGCGCTCCGACCGCAACCGACACCGACCGGGACAACCAAACGGCGCTGGCAAACCTGCCCGGCCTGTGGGAGCAACATGCACTCGGCGGGCCGCGGTCGGTTGGCGTGCAAGTGCGGAAAGATGGTGAACCTGTGAGCAAGATCGCGTTCGTCGACACCGAAACGACGGGGCTGCTGGCGCACGTCCACGAGATCTACGAAGTCGCGCTGGTGATCGATGACAACCCGCGGCACTGGTGGCTGCCGATCAAACGGCTCGACCGCGCCGACCCGGTGGCGCTCTCGATCGGCGGCTACCACGACCGTCACCCCTGGGGGAACAACCAACCCGACGAAGGGAAGGTGACCACCCCGATCACCGACCCTGCGGACTTCGCTCTCGACTTCGCGGAACTCACCCACGGTGTTCATCTGGCGGGAGCGGTCGTGTCCTTCGACGAGGAACGGCTCCGTCGCTTGCTCTACAAGCACGACCAAGTGCCGTCCTGGCATTACCACATCATCGACGTGGAAGCCCTGGCGGTCGGTTACATGCGGGCGCGGGGCCAGGAACCGCAGCTGCCGTGGGACTCGGACGAACTGTCGAAGTACCTCGGCGTCGACCCTGACCGGTTCCCCCGGCACACCGCAATGGGCGACGCGTTGTGGGCGCAGGCCATCTATCGGGCAGTCGACGGAACGGACGAACTGTGACCGCCAGCCCCGCAGAGGACCGATTCGACTACCCCTTCGCCGAAGCTGCCGTGATCGATCTGCTGCACTCCATCGGGGAAGACCCGAAGCGCGACGGCCTGCGCGACACCCCCGAGCGAGTGGCGCGGGCCTGGCGGGAAATGACCAAGGGGATGCTCCAGGACCCCGCCGACGTCCTGGGTGCGACGTTCGAGTGCGAGTACGACGAGATGGTCGTCGTCCAGGGCATCGAGTTCGCCAGCCTTTGCGAACATCACGTTCTGCCCTTCACGGGCACGGCCGCCATCGGGTACGTGCCGCGCGGTCGCGTCGTCGGGCTGTCGAAGCTGGCGCGGCTGGTCGACGTCTTCGCCCACCGGCTCCAGGTGCAGGAGCGGATGACGGTCCAGATCGCGGATGCGCTGGCGACCCACGTCGACGCCGCGGGTGTCGGAGTCGTCGTCAAGGCGACCCACTCCTGCATGGCGGTCCGCGGCGTGCGCCGCATCGCACCCACGGTGACCAGCACCCTGCGCGGGTGCTTCTACGAAGACGCCCGCTGCCGGAGCGAGTTCCTGGCGCTGGCGACGGGCGAGTAGCCGTCCGGTCCCGCTGACCCTCGGCACCCGTCAGCGGCGGGCAAAGCCGAATCCGTAGGCTTGGCGGGGCCGGGCACTTGAACGGCAAGCTAAGGCGCATTATGCTCAGGTCATGCCGATCACCCAAGCGCCTGTAGGAGGGCAAAGCATGACCAGCAACCTGCTCCACCCGTCCCCCGTTTCGACCCGGTTCTTCACCTGGTGCAACGACATCCGCACGTTCGTGGCGGAAGCGTCGTCGCTGCCGGTCAAGTTCGGTCGGGTCTACGCCGACGCCTGCGACGAAGGTCTGACGCTGGTGTCGGCGCGTACCGGTCGCGAGGTCGTCTTTGTGATCGACGAGATTGGCCATGACGAAGACGACGACCTGACCCACTGGGACCTGGTGGTCGCGCCGGGTCAGCCTGGGGCCAACCCCGACTGCCGTGTGCGGGTGTTCAATGACTGACGACCCGGAAGCCATCAGGGAACTCATCCGCGACCTGCACGCGGCCACCAAGGACGCCCGCGCCACGCTGCGCGAGATCAAGGCGACCATGACCGACCTCGGCTTCAGCGACATGCCGGGCACGGTCAAGCGGGCGGTCGAGATCGTCATGGACGACGCCCGGTCGCAGCTCAAGTCGCTGGTGACGGACGCCACCGAAGGTACGGCGGACCGCATGACCGCCCTGGTCGAGCGGGGCATCGCCCACTTCGACAGCTACGTCACGGCCAACCGGGACATGTGGGCCAGGGCCATGACCAAGGCCATGGACGCCGCCAGCGAAGCGGCCCTCGACGGTGTGCACAAGCTGGTCCAGGCCGAGGTGGCCAAGGTCGTCCCCATCGCGGTGCGCAGGGAACTCCGGGAGCGTGATCTTTGATCGACCCGCGCAAGCTGTTCGTCGTGGACCTGCCGCCCCGGTCTGGCATCGAGGCGTTCATCGAACTGGGGCCGTTGGGACCGAACTCGGTTCGCTTCCGGGCCTTCCGACCGCGGGTCCGGGTGCTGCCCTTCCTGGGCAGGGTCTACTCGGCGTGGTCGGGCTGGTTCCCGTACGACGGCGAACCGATCCGCTTGCAGTGGGACGTGTTCTGGTGAAGCGGTCGCGGCTGCCGCGCCAGTCGGCCAAGGCGGTCGAGCGCGCCATGCACCGCCGCGCGTTCGTGGCGGACTTCCTGCGCCAGCACCCGGTGTGCCAGTGGCCCGAGTGTCGCCGCGACAGCTTCGACGTCCACGAACCGAAGACCCGCGCCCGCGGCGGCTCGATCCTGGACCCCGACAACGCCGTCGCCCTGTGCCGCCAGCACCACGACTGGGTCCACGACCACCCGCTGGAAGCCGAACAGCGGGGGCTGTTGCGCCACTCCTGGGAGGATCAGTGACCGAACGCCAGGTCGTCAGCACCACCCGGTTCAGACGCAGTATGGGATGGTGGGCGCGCCGTTCACCGTGGGCGTGTCTGACCTGCGCCGCGCTAGTCCACGACACCGATCGTCACGCGGTGTGGCATGCGTCTGCACAACTGGGCCGGATGCCGCCGATCAGTGCAGGTGACCCGGAGTTCACCGAGACGATCACGGTTCACGTCGACTCGGACGGGTGGACGCTATGACCGAAGATGAGGCGACCGTGCTCGCGGCCATTCGGCGGGCGGCGCTGAGCACACCGGACTGGACCTATGACCAGCTCATGATGCGAACCGAGATGCGGGTGCTCGACGCCCTGCGGTCGCTGCCGCGCGAGGTCGTCATCCAGGCCTTGGAAGGCGATGCGCCATGACCCTACTTGGAGTTCTTCTCGGCGCGGGCGGCGTCGTACCCCGCGAAGTGCCCGACGAAATTCGCGTATTGGGACATGATCGCCACCCAGAGCACGCTCTTGGGATAGATCAAGGTGACCGGTGTGACTGCGAGCCACAGGCCCATCATTCCGAGATGGAACCGGACCATGGTCTTCGGGTTCGGGTCGGGCAGCTTCATGCTGGCGCATGTACCCAGGGGGCGACCGGACGATGTTGAACGACGAGCAACTGAAGTTCTGGAAACGGCGGCTGGCAGATGGATGGCGGCTCGGCCTGGCCGAGAGCGAGCAACTCATCGACGAAGTGCTCATGCTCCGGGCCAAACTCACCCGCGAGAAGACCGCGCGCCGCGAAGCCACGCTGGAGCTTGGGAAGCGATGGGTCGATGCCCGTGACGACGCCACCCGCTGCACCGACGCGCTGGACAAGGTTCAGCGCCACCACCGCAGCCGCTTCCCATGGCATGGCGCAGAACGCCGGTGCAAGGTCTGGCGGCTCGGCCCGTTCCTGACCGACTGGCGCTGCTTGCTCCCGCGGGACCACGAGAAGGTCGAAGGCCACCCGCACATCTTCGAACCCGACCTGTGGCCCGGAGGCCGGTTCCGCAGTCAGTGGCTTGGCACCCGCAACCCGTTCCTGGAGCGCGACGCGTGACCGTCCTCCAGGTCTTCGTGGTCGTGGCGTCGGCGTACGTCCTGCTGGCCCTGGTCGTGGCCACCGTCGCCTCCTCCCGGCGCGGCGTCTGCCCCCGCTGCGGCTCCCGCTTCGTCAGCTACCACGACCAGACCATCCCGCCCCGCCGCTGCCTGCGCTGCGGCGACGTCTTCGCCGGTCGCTACCGGCGCAGGATCGAGCCATGATCGACGACGACGAAGACACCCCGAGCGAACTGATCGGCGGATTCGTCCTGGCGCTGGCGACGATCATTGTCGTCGGTGTGCTGGCCGTGATCCTGCACTGGATCGTCACGTGACCGACCCCGAACCCGTCCCGCTCGACCTGACCGACGTGCCCGAATGGGACGACGACGAAGAAGCCGACGACACCCCGGATTACTGGTTCACCAACCTGACGCCAGCCGAACGAACCACCCGCATCGATGCCGCCGACCGCGTCCCCACCCGCATCCCGAACGGTGTTCCGAATCGCATCCCTGATCGCGCCGCGCTCGGCTTCTGGCGCTCTTTTGTGACGACTCCACTCGCGTGAGCCTTAGCTAAGGCGGCTACGCTCCCTCTGCGATGTCGCTGGACACCTTCGCGAGACAGCTTCTGCGACTCAGCCCCGACGAGTTGCTTGCCTACCTCAAGGTCAATCCCGACGCCGCGCCGGTGGTCATGCAGCGGCTCACCGAAGCGGAAGCGTTGGTGACCCAGGCCGACACCGACCGGGCCGCAGACTGGCGAGCGACGCCTGTGACCATGGCGCATCACCTGACGCGCGGCGAGGTCAGGCTGTTCCGCTACAGCCAGCTCCTGGGCGAGAAGTTCGTCGACGCGGTGGAGGGCCGCAGCCGACGGCAGATCTGGACGCTGCCCCCGCAGTACGGCAAGTCGACCGTGGCGTCGCAGTGGGGACCGGCCTGGTTCCTGGACCGCTACCCGAACAAGCGGATCCTGCTCGCGTCGTACGGGTCCAACATCGCCACCCGCAACAGCTACGAGGTGCGCCGCATCCTGCGCACCCATGACGCCCTCAACGTCATCCTGCGGCCCGACCAGCAACGCCAAGACCGCTTCTCGACCGACCAGGGCGGCGGCCTGCTGGCCACGACGATCAAGGGTGAGGCGACCGGCTTCGGTGCCCACGGCATCGTCATCGACGACCCGTATTCCAACTGGGTCCAGGCCCACAGCGCCGCGTATCGCCAGCTCGTCGTCGACCAGTACCGCTCGGTGTTCACCCGACGCTTCACGTCGGGGGACGCGTTCCTGATCCTGGTCCAGACCCGATGGCACGAACACGACCTCGCGGGTCAGCTCTACGTCGACGGGCTGGAGGGGCGGGGTGAGCCGTTCGAACTGGTGCGCCTGCCGGAAGTGGCAGAGACCCATGACCCGGAAGCCTTCGACCCGGTGCTCAGGCTGCCAGATCCTCTTGGGCGCAGTCCTGGCGAGATCCTGGAACCAGGTCGCTTCGACGCAGAAGCCGTCGCGGCCCGCAAGCTGTCGGCCCAGTCGTATTTCTGGGCGGGGATGCACCAGCAGCGCCCCGCGCCCGAAGAAGGCGGGGAGATCAAGCGGGCGTGGTGGAAGCTGGAGGACGCGTTGCCCGCCCAGTACGACCAGGCGCTGTCGTCGTGGGACATGAAGCTCAAGGACAAAGAGTCGGGTGACTACGTGGTCGGTCAGGTCTGGGGCCGCACCGGGCGCGACTTCTGGATGATCGACCAGCTGCGCGGCCAGTGGGACCAGGCGACGACGATCAACGCGATCGCCCTCATGGCGATCCGCCACCCGTATGCCGCCATGCACGTCATCGAGAACACCGGCAACGGACCCGAGGTCATGGCCGCGCTGCGCACCCCGCTTCCCACCTACGTCGTGTCCGACGAGATGGCCGGGCAACTCGGCATGGTTGGAGACGAACGCGACAAGGTGACGGCGCTGCGCCAGCGCGGCCTACCAGGGCTGGTCGCCAACACCCCCAAGGGACCGAAGGCCGTCCGCGCCCGAGCCGTCGCCCCGTACATCGAAGCAGGCGACGTCCACCTGCCAGCGCGCGCCGTGTGGCTCGGTGTGTTCATCGACGAGACGTCGTCGTTCCCGCAGGGTGCCCACGACGACCAGGTGGACGCCATGAGCCAAGCCCTGTCGAAGCTGTCGCACTCGGAAGCAGCGGCGTTCGCGCGGCGCGGCGAACTCCCCAAGACGCCGATCAACACCCGCCCGGCGCACACCGCGCGAATCACACGGCTGGGTCGCTGATCACAGAATTCAGATTCATTTCATGCCCTGGTGGGGTAAATGCCGCTTGACCAGGGCTAATCCTCGTAAACTACCGGGATGGCAACGGTCGGCAGTTTTCAGAGAGAGGCGACGTCATGGCTGTAGCCGCCGAAGAACTGAGACTGGCACTCCCCGTCCCCGCCGGATACCGCACCGACGAAGTCGCGCTGATGGCCGGGGTGTCCTACCGAATGCTCGACTACTGGGTCCGCATCGGACTCGTCGCGCCGTCCATGGCGGAAAGCCGCGGATCGGGCAGTGCCCGGCTGTTCACCCACGAGGACATGAGCATCGTCAAGCTGATCGGTCGGCTGCGCCGCGTCGGTGCACCCCTGGGTCAGCTTCGACCGGACACGCTGCGTGCCGTCGTGCGGTCGGGGTGCAGCCGGGTCATCATCAACCCGAAGGGTGAGTGGGCGCGCGCCGACGAGCCGGTCGTGCTCGCGGAAGGTTTCCGTCGGCTGGGTCCCGAAGTCTGGCTGGTCCAGACAACCTAATATCCCTTATCCGGGCGCTAAGCCGCATTATGCTGCGCCCCGATGACGCTCTTCGACGACCCGAACGCGCCGCGCCCGCTTCAGCCGTGGCATGGCGACCGGCCTCCCATCGTCCGCGCCAGCGACCCGTCGACAGCACACACCGCGGCCCGCCTGTTCGAACCGACCCGAGACACCAAGGTCCGCCGAGTGCTGCGCTACCTGCGGGCACGCCCCAACGTGTGGGTCGACGGGACCGAACTCACCACCCCTGAGGTCGGTGGGTCCGAAGGGCTGCGCCGTCTGCGCGAAGCCGAAGCGCGGTTCCCGATCGTCATCGAGAAGCGCCCGCATCCTGGCGGCGGGACCAGTTGGCAGTACCGCCTGGTCGAGGACGCCAGATGAACGACGAGGTCCGCTGGCGGCTCCGCGACATGATGCACCGCGACCAATTCCGACGCTACGACGAGTCGCGCTGGATGCGCGTCGGGGGCAATGGCTTCTCATGCGACTTCTGCGACCGGGTAACGGTCGGGTGGATCAGGGTCGGCAAGCGGGACCGCAGTCAGGGTGGCGTGCTCGACGTCCAGACCTACATGGTGTGCGACGTCCACATCACCTGCGGTGAGCCGGTCTACCCCATCGGGCAGGACTGCCACGCGGTCCACGTCGGATGGCGCGAGGTCGACGACCTGCGCACGTTGATCGAGAAGCTGGACCTGAACTCCGACGCACCAGTGCCCGGCGAGGTCGTGCTCGCCGCAGTCAAGCTCTTGCGGAGCGTCCGTACCCAGTTCGACCGAGGGAAGGAAGACGACGAGTGACCAACCGCGACGACCCGGAAGTGGTCCTGGGTCTGGCGTGCCTGACCGAGAGCCGCACCGACGCCGAGCAGAAGGCGTTGCTGCGCGTGGCCAAGAAGCTCGACCGCGACCTGACCAAGCAGACGATCACCAACCGGCACCCCAAGCCTGCGCACTGGGTCGACGAGGTCATGTTCAGCCGCGTGCTCTACGACGACGACAAGCCGGTGGCGCTACCGAAGGGAAGCCGATGAGCCTCCCGCTGGTCAAAGTCGGCTACGTCAAGAACTGGGACCCCCGCTTCTCGCTGCGCGACAACGACGCGACGATCAATGACGACGAGCATCCGGGGCGGGTTCCGGTCTATGCCATCGGGACCGTCGCGCCGGGAGAAGACGGGCGATTCGTCGAGGGGCGATTGGTCGACCTGGACGAGGCCCGCCTGATGCTGATCGTCTTCGACAATCTCAATGACCGAGAGGGCGTCAGGCGGCTGGCGGAACATCTCGCAGATGAGATCAAGATGCCGGTCGTCGTGCAGCAGGCAAGCGCGGGAGTGTCGATCGAGTCTTTGTCCGACGATGACCTGCGGAAGGTCGGACTGCAGCGCATCCCGACCGAAGACAACGACCTGCGCGGTCCAGACGGGGCGCTCGACGTCGAGCCGCGCTACTGGGGCGAAGGCGAGTGGAGCGACGGACGATGAAGCGACGGCTGGCGTTGCTGGTCCTGGCCGTCGCCCTGCTGAGCGGCTGCGGGCACTGGAAGGGTCCGGGTGTCGTGATGGGGAAGGGCACCAACCCCGAGCACGAAGAGTTCCGGCAGACGATGTTGTGCGCGGCGTGGGGGAAGTACGGCTGCATCGTGTGGGTGCCGTATTCCTGGACCGAGCACGTCGACACCGAGTACTGGGTGGTCGTCCTGGGGGACAAGGACAAGAAGCGCCACCCCGTCTACCTCCAGCGGTCAGAATGGAGCACGATGCACGAGGGTGACCACGTGGTGATCCGATGACCTGGTTCGACTGGGTGCTCGTCGCGCTGTTCGCGTCGTCGGCTCTGGTGAACGTGGCCATCGTCGACAAGCCGCGCGAACCGATCACGCCCCAGGCCGCGACGTTCATCGTCCTGGTCAATGGCCTTGTCGTCGCTGGCATCTTGGCGGGCTGGCGATGAACGACGGCATCTGGGTCTTGTCGCGTGGCCGCGTCGATCAGATGATCGCGGAGCGAGTCGTGATGCCGCCAGTCCACTGGGTGTGTCTGAAAACGGGGTGGTCGACGCAGACGCTGGCGCGATGCCTGCTGTTGTGCTTCGGCGTGATCTTCGCGGCGAGCGAGTTGTACACGATGCACGTCGACGGAAGTCTGCTCATGGTGTTCGTCGACGCGTGGTGGTTCGCCTGGATTCTCCCGACCGACTGGCGGCGGACCCGCAAGCTGGAAGCGTTGCAGGATCGGCTCGACAACGGCGACAACGCGCTGTCGCTCAGGGACGTCAACCTGCTCTCGCCGATCATCCGCTTCCGCAAGCTCCTGGGTGTCATCGTCGTCGTGTCGTATGCGTTTGGCACCGCGCTGACGCGGGCGTACCTGGACAACACCTGGGGTCTACTGCACTGGCCGCTCTACCTGTCGGCGCTGTATTGCTCGACGATGTTTAAGGGTGGGTCTGGCAAGACGATTCGGGAACGTGTCGCGGCGCGGTTGCAGGTACGGCGGCTGATCCCGGTCCCGGTGCCCGGATGACCAGGGTCTTTCGTCGGGCCGCCAGCACGCGGCGTACGCGTCCACTCGGTGACTCCGCGACCCGGATCATGCTGGCCATTCTCGATGGCGAGTGGAACATGACCGAGATCGCGCGGCGGCTGGGCCTGTCGACTTCGACGGTGTGGCTGCACACCCGGCGACTCCGCGACCACGGCTTGCTTGACTATGAGGACGGCAAGCACGGCACCATCCACCCGAAGGTCGGGTTCGTCACCGACATCCAGGGCACAATGTGGCCATGAGCGTGATCATCATCGCCGCAGGCATCATCCTGGCCGTCTTGATTCTCAAGGCGCTGCACGTCTTCTAGCCGCGCCCCCGGAACAGCGTCCCCCCAATGAGGACGCCGAGCAAGATCAAGCCGATGACAATGATCCAGAACAGCGTGCCGATAGCTCCTGCAATCATGCCGCTGATCTACCCGCTGGCGAGCGAGTCGCAACGTCATTGCCGCCATTCCTAAGCGCCCTTAGACTGGCGGGCGTGAACTTGCGGAATGTGAAACGGGTGCAGATCTACTTCGAAGACGACGACGGTGTGATCGGTCGCGCCGAAGCATCGGAGATTCTCGCCATCGACTGGCGGACGACGGAGCGGGACCGCGACCTGCTCACAATGGAACTGGCCATAAGCGCGCTCTCGATCGAGACGGGATCGTGAGCGACCTGCCATGGGATGAAGACGCCATCGGCATCTACCGGAGCGGGCTTGTCTACTGCTCGGTGTGCGCACCTGCCGACACGCCGGTGGAAGAAGTCGAAGCGTTCGTGAACAGCCAGAACCCGACCGGTATCTCGTCACGCTGGCGGATCAGCGACGACGCGAACGTTCGCCAGCGGCGACCCAAACCCATGCCCTTGCAACATGCACGCAGGGCGAGTACATCGGCTGCTGTCATGCTGACGGACGCGCAGAAGGTGGTCGATGTGCTGACCGACCACCTGGCGCGCGACTTCGACGACGAACAAGAACTGACACCGGATGCCTAGCACCGTCTGGAAGTACGACCTCGCCGTGACCGACGTCCAAGAGGTGATGATGCCGAGCGGGGCGGCTCTGCTCCACGTCGGTATCCAACACCCGAACGAAGGGCGGCTGCGGTGGATCCAGCTGTGGGCTTGGGTTGACCGGGAAGAACCAACATGCTCTCGTCGGATCGCTGTCGTCGGTACTGGTAACCCTGCTCCCCCCATGAACGAAGCGCGCTACGTCGGATCGGTGCAAGACGGACCGTTCGTGTGGCATATCTTCGACGGCGGCGAGGTCGGATGACGACAGAGACCGCGGCGGACCGGATCAAGTCGCAGGCGCGGCGCATCGCGGAGCTGGAAGCAGAGCGCGACGCGCTGCGCGACGCCCAAGAGCCGAATCCATCGCCGTGCCCAGAAAGCCGAGTCCCTACTGCGGGAAGCGGCCGACATCATCCAGGGCGACCAGGGCTACATCGACATCGTGGCGCGCATCGAAGCTGCGCTAGGGCAAGAAGGGACTGAGGAGCGGGTCGATGAGTAGGCCAGTGACCGAAGTCGAACCCCAGGGCGAGCGTGTCGCCTTCGGCTTTCACCGACTGCACGACACGGGCGTCCTCTGGCTCATCAACCGAGTCGTCTTTCACCCTCGTGGGTTCGCGCTTGCCGTCGAATACGGCGAGGACTCAAAAGAACCGCTCGGGTGGTCCATCCAGGGTGACGGCAAGGAACCGTGGCGGTTCGAGGGCGTTGACGAGGACGACCTGTTCACGGCGTTCGAGGCCGTGCTTGAGCACGCCCGCCTTCACGGTCGAGTGCCCACAGCCGCGCCCGAGGAGACCAACGACCCAACGAGATATGAGCCAGGCAAGGTGCTTGAAGTAAGGGACGGCATTGGCTACTGGGTTTGGCCTGGGCAAGAGGCTGACCATGCGGACTGAGGCGACTCATGCGACCGTTCCTGGTGATGTGACGGCGAGAACGTGGCGTCCCGATGTGGCCGTTGAGTACATACGGGCTGACCTTGTGAAACCGTGCGAACTCCCGCACATCTGCCCGTCATGTGGAACATCATGGGAACCGAAGAGGGATTGAGGTGTGATGAGTTGGATTCTGGAGCACCTTGACGAACTGGTCGAGCAGTATGCCGCTGAGGACCGCTGCACGCCCGACCAGTGGCGACAACGAGCTATCAGTCAAGTGGTCCGTGAGCGGTATGCACTACAAGAGGCCATCGCAGAAGCGAAAGCCCGCATCGTGGAAACACCCGAGTGCGCCTGCGGCGTGGATGGCATGAGCTTTTGCCACGTCCACGGCAAGTTTCTGGTTGGGCAAAACAGTGACATCGCTGAGTGATGCCGTCTGCCCGTCGTGCGGCTACCCGATGCACGAACCGAACGACGAGTGCTGGTACGTGGACCGCGGCACCTGCGCCTACTACCGAGGCGAGGGCACCTGTTCGTTCGGATGCTCGACCGAACCGTCGTGCATGACCGACCGCCCACGCGAGGGCTGGCCGTGCGAGCGGGACGCGCACTCACGCGCCGTCGCTACTGGCTCGTCGCTGCCCGCATGGGTCGGTCCTATCGGGCCAGAGTGCGCGCCATGATCGTCGTGCACTCACGCGCCAACTGGACCCGGCTCGGCATGCTGCGGTGTCGCCTGCGCGGCGGGCACCGGTTCCGGTGGTATCAGCGTCCCGACGACCCGCAGTTTCCTGGCGCGTTCTGGGAGGCGTGCGAGCGGTGCCGCTGGCAACGCCCTTCCGATAAGTGGGACTGGCCGACCAGGCCGGGCGCCTTCAGGGCCGGATAGCGCCGACCGCTCCCGGTCGCAGCGGTACTACCTGCACGCGGCGTCCCCGCCCTGGCGCGTGGATCATCATCCCGTTCCCGACGTACATGACGACGTGACCCGGACCGCGACCATAGAAGACGAGGTCGCCAGGCTGCAGTTGTGCGACCGCTACATGAGGTCGTGACCGATATTGCGCCGCAGCGTTATGGGGAAGCGCGACACCCGCCTTCGACCAAGCCCACATCGTCAGACCGGAGCAGTCGAAGCCAGACGGTGTCGAGCCACCCCACCGGTACGGCGTGCCGACCATAGACAGCGCCGCGGCGACCGGGGTGCAGGGCATGGAGCATGGACCATGGACCATGCTCCGTTGCATAACGGAGCGTGACGCTCGGTTGCTGGCGACCCTGGGTGACGCTTGCCGCGTCGTCACTGCGCGTGATCTGGGTGGGTTCGCTGAAGAAGCCGTCGTGGGTGTGGCCGGTGCCACGACGGGTTCCGCGAACCGAGCAGACGCGTGCACCATGAGGGTGCCCTCGGGTCGCACCGGGTGGGACGAGAACGCGGTCGCCGCCAGAAGAAGCGCGGGGAGCGCGACCCCCGCCTTCCTCGGGGTCACCAGCGGGGGACCTTAACCCCATTCGAAGAACAAGTGTTGGATTTGCCCGGACATGGGTACGGCACTGGGTTTATCGTCCAGGTTGTGGATCGTGCCGCTCGCCAACGACACGACGCTATCGTGCGATCTGCGATGGCCGGTCGAGACCCCCTCCAAGACCGCGGCGTTCTGCTGGCGGTACGCCGAGCACAGGTCGAGACGGGTGGGATGCGCCAGCAACTCACCCTTGATGAGGAACGGCTGGAACAACTTGAGCACCGCATCACCCGCATCGAGCGGATCCTCGAAGCCCTGCTCGACATCGACCTGAACTCGTCGCGCTACCAGGACGTGCACGTCACCAACGGAATGCTCTGATTCGGGTCAACGACGAATCCGATGCGGTGCTCTACGCTGCAAGAAGCGATGAGCGGCACGCCGATGCTCGATGTCTTCCCTGCCCTGGTGGAGTCACCAGAGGGCGCGTTCCAGACCGTGCGCGCCCTGGTCGCTGAAGATTGGCTGTTGCTATTCCAGTCAGGTCCGCAGGGGGTCGAACTGCTCCGCGCCTTGCGCTTCGTCGACTGGAACATCAGTGAGGTCCGCGGCCTGGGGCCGTGGCTGTTCACGCTGGAAGACGGCACGACCTGGCGGGTCATCCAGTCGCGCGGCTGCGGCTGCGGAAATCCGCTCAAGCGCGCATCGGTACGCGGGTTGCTCGATCTCGCTGGCGTACCGGCGTGAGCATGGAAGACGACGTGCTCGACGCGCTGGCTGTCTTCCGACTGACCAGGCTGGTCACCCAGGACACGCTGCCCCCGGTCCGCAAGGCGCGGGAGGCGCTGATCGAGTGGGACGAGAAGCGTGGCAAGGACTCGCCGTACGCCGAACTGATCACCTGCCCGTGGTGCTTCTCGATGTGGGTGTCACTGGGACTGGTGTTCGTCGTCAAGCGATTCGCGTGGTGGAAGTCGATGCGCCGCGTGCTGGCGTTCTCCGCTGTGAGCGGGTTGCTGGCCGAGGTGTCGGCGTGAACAAGTGCGCCGCCGCGTATCCGACCGGCGGGCTGACCGAGAGCGGGGCGGAACGGCACCATCCCTGCCAGAATGAAGCCGACGTACTGCGGGTGTGCCGCGTGCAGGGACAGATGGTCGTGGTCATCGGACTGTGCTCCCCGCACCGCGAACTGTGGGACGACCTGTCTCAAGGGTCGGCGGAACTGCACGTCGTGCTCGACATAGGTGACCAATGACAGACGACAAGCCGTCGAAGCCGACCAAGAAGACCGCCAAGAAGGCACCGGCGCGGCTGCGCACCACCGACAGTCCCGCGGCGCGACGCGAGCGCGATGCCGCAGCGGGGAAGGCCGAGCCGGAAGTCGAGTTCGTCGAGGAACCTGGGCGTACCTACGGGCGCAAGCGTGGACCCGGCGAGCACAACGCGATCATTGCGTCGGCGGCTCAGATCGACATGCAGGACAAGCGGTCGGTCGCGGCGTTGCGTCGTCGTCGTCAGGCATGGCAGACCGAAGCGTGGGACTACTACGACGAGGTACCCGAAGCGGGGGCGACTGTCGACTTCGCGGGAAACCTGCTGTCCAAGCTCCGGTTGTTCGCGGCCACCCGCGTCGACACCCAGGATGCCCCCGTCCCAGTTGACGACGAAGAAGCCGGGGTCGACCCGACGACGGCCAAGATCTGCATCGAGACGCTGCGGCGGTTGTCGTCCGCGCAGGGTGGGCAGGCCGCGCTCCAGCGCGACATCACGATCAACTTCGACGTGGCGGGCGAGTGCTACCTGCACGCGCATCTGGACCCGGAGACCGGCGAGGAAGAGTGGAACATCCGTTCGGTCGATGAGTTGGTCGTCCAGTCGGATATGTTCGGCTTGCGGATGGGACTCGACAACAATGCCGTGGTCAAGATTCCACCCGAAGATCTGGTCGTGCGCCTCTGGCAACGTCATCCCCGCTTCTCCCAACTGGCCATGAGCGCCATGCGCCGCCAGGTCGCGGAAATGGAATCGCTGCTGCTGCTCGGTCGGGAGATCAGGGCGGTCGCGAAGTCCCGGCTGTCGGCGGGTCTGCTGCTGGTTCCCCAGGAGCTGTCGTTCGGCCCCAAGGACCCGACCCGCGATCAGTCGGACGGGGAGGAAACCGACGACCCCTTCGACGACGAACTGCTCGACACCCTGATCTCTCCGATCACCGACGAAGGTTCCGCAGCCGCAGTCGCACCCGGTGTCGTCCGTGGTCCTGCCGAGTTTCTCAAGCCCGAAGTGTTCCGGTTGCTGACCTTCGGTCGCGCCATGGACGAAGGTCTCGACAAGCGCATCGAAGGTCGGGTCATGCGACTGGCGCGCGGCTTGAACATGCCGGTCGAAGTAACCACCGGCTTGCAGGAGACGACCTTTGCCAACGCCGCGCAGGTCAAGAAGTCGGAGTGGGACAGCTACGGTGAACCGCGCGCCGTCCTCATGTGCGACGCGCTGACCGCCGGGTACTACCAGCCCGCGCTGGAAGCAGCCGGGATCGCACCCGAAGTCGCCCGTGACCTGTTCATCTGGTTCGATCCGACCGACTGCATCGCCGCTCCCGACCCGACCGACAACGCCGAGAAGGCCCACGAAGACGGCGTCATTTCCGACGAGGCGCGCCGCCGCTACCAGGGGTACAGCGAAGCGGATGCCCCCGAACCCATCGAAGTGCTGCGCCGCATGGTGACGTCGGGGACCATCAGCGACCCGAACCTGCTGGCGCAGATCTTGGTGATGACCGGGATGGCCCCCGGCCTGGAAGTCCCGGAAGCGTCGTCGTCCGCGCCACCCGTCACCGCGGCAGCAGCGCGGTCCGCGGCGACCAGGCTCGGCCAGCGGCTGGTCGCCATCGACCGGGAGTTGCGCACACGTCTGCGGGTCGCCGCAGACCAGGCCATGAACCGGGCGCTGGAGAAGGCGGGCAACCGCGCCAACTCGCGCGCCCAAGGTGACGCCACGGCTGCCGCGGTCGCGGCGTCGGCCGATTGCGCCGACCGCATCTGCGCCACCCTTGGCCCGACACTCATCGCGTCGCTCGGCCTGACCGACCAGGAACTGCTGGAACGCGCCTTTGATCGGTTGGCCGTCGACTTCGACCAGCAGGTCACCCAGGCTCAGGAAGACGCCATTCGGCTCGTCAACACCGCGCTGGCCAACCAGGGCAGGACGACAATCGATCCTCACGTTCTTGAGACATTGCGCCACCGGCAGGCCGTCCTGCGTGTCGAAGCCTGGAGGCTGTTCAACTCCAAGCTCCTCGCACTCGCGGCCCGCAGGCTGTACGACCCGACCGCGATCACCGCTGCACCCCGGCCGCGAATCATCACCGGTGAGGAAGACGTCGTGCTGCGTATCCCCGCTTCCTACGTCCGCGAGGCACTGGCGGTGGCGGGTGGCGACGACGTCGCTGAGCAGGAGGGGGCGGTCGTCGGGCTGCTGGACGACAAGCCGGTCGGCGGTGTCGCGGCAGGCAGTGACATCCTGGCGCTGCTCACCGATCAGGGGGCGGGAATCCAGGGGTACGTGTGGGACTACGGCAGCGCCCCACGCAAGTCCCCGTTCGAACCGCATCGGCAACTCGACGGCGCGGAGTTCGTTGCCTTCGACGAGCCGGTCCTGGCCAACACCGAAGGGTGGCCACCGGTGCCGTACTTCTTCCCCGGTGACCACGATGGGTGTGTGTGCGACATGATCCCGACGATCCTGCTGCCGGAGTCGTAGCCTTGGCGGGCAAGGAGGCGCCATGACCACCGTCGACCGTGCCCGCCAGTTGCTCGCAACCGCCACCGAGGTACCGGAGATGACCATGGACCACGACCACGACGACGTCATGGCCAACCACGGCCCGGTGAATGGCGCGCACACCCACGCGCACGCCGCGTATGGCTCCCAGGGGGGCGACGTGACCCACGAACACATGCACTCCCACAACGGGGACGCCCACCATGGCCATGACCACGGCATGCGTCTCCCCGCCGTCCCGGTCGAGGGACCGCTGGGTGCCGCGGGGTTCGTCAGGACCGGCACAGAGGCGCCTGGCCCCGTCTACGAGTCGTTGACCGCGGCCATGACCGTGCTCGGATCGCCGTGGGGTGTCGAGCAGGTGCCGGGTGACGACGATCACCCCGAGTCGTGGACGCTGTACGACAAGGAGGGTGCTCCCGCGGGTTCCTTCGGGACCTACCAGGAAGCGGTGGCCAAGATCGGTCAGACCATGCAGCAGGGCGGGGTGCTCCCCGAACTGTGGCGCAGCGACATGGCGTTCGAGAACCGCTCGACCGGCGACGGTCGCTTCATCGAATCAGGAGCCATCGAGTTCCGCGACTGCCCGATGCCGTTGATGCTCCAGACCGAAACCGAGATCGGTCACTTCGGCGCGGTCTTGGCCGGGGCCATTACCAGCGTCGGCATGATCGGGGAGGTCGCCGTCGGTGCAGGAACCTTCGACGACAACGACGCCGGTCGCCAGTTCCGCGACATCATCTCGGCGCGCGGCCGCTTCGGTGTCAGCATCGACGTCGCCGAAGCCGAAGGTGAGATGATCTGCACCGACGTCGATGAGGACGGGTACTGCATCGACGGCGAGATGCGGTTCTCGCTGATCCGGGTGATGGGTCTGACCGGCACCCCATTCCCCGCGTTCGAAGACGCCTTTATCGAACTCAACCAGCAGACGGTCAACGCTGCTGGCGAGCCGTGCGTCGACTGCGAACAGCAAGCCACCGGTGGCGTCATCCGCATCGACCTCAATGCCCCAGGTGCGCAGTCGTCGACCGTCAGCGAAGCGATTCGGACGACGTTCAAGGCCACCAATGGCGCATGGGTCGCCAGCGGAGTCAGCAACAACATGTCGACATCCGCAGCACCGCTGGCCGCCGCGGCAGCACCGCTGCGTCCCCCCGCCGAGTGGTTCGAAGACCCGCACCTGACCAAGCCGACGCCGCTGACGGTCACGCCGGAAGGTCGCGTCTACGGACACATCGCGGCGTGGGAGTCGTGCCACACCGGATTCGCCAACAAGTGCGTGCGTCCGCCCCACTCCCGGTCGGGGTACGCCTTCTTCACGACCGGCGCGCTGGTGACCAAGGAAGGCACGACGGTCCGGGTCGGCCAGTTGACAATGGGCTGCGGGCACGCCTCCGACTCCCCGAGCTTGGGAGCGAAGCTCGCCAAGGCTCACTACGACGGCGGTCCCGGTGCGGTCCAGATGGCCGACGTGACCGCGGGTGAAGACAAGCACGGCATCTGGTGTGCGGGTGCGCTCCGACCCGGCGTGACCGACGAACAGATCCGCGAGTTCTGCGCGCAAGGTCTGTCGGGTGACTGGCGCGAAGTCGTCCCCGGCGAAGGACTGGAACTGCTGGCGGTCCTGTCGGTCCCGGTCCAAGGGTTCCCCATCGCCGCGTCCGGCGCGCCAATGATGCCCAAGATGGGGTGGTCTGACGGGCATGTCACAGCACTCGTCGCCGCGGGCATCGTCCCCCGTCCCCTGCCATGGGAAGAAGCCGTGCACTCACTGCGCGCCGAAGTCGCGGCGTTGCGGGAACGACTCGATCGGGCAGAGCGGGTCACCAGCGCGGTCCGCGGGCAGGCAGCCGAGCACCTGATCGCCTCGCTCAACGGTGACGCGCTGACCCCGGTCAACACCTGATGGAACCGTGCCCGGTCTGCGGTGCGACGGACTGCAAGATGTGGCTCCGCATCCAGCAGATCGAGAGAGGTGAGATGCCGGTCCTGCTCGGCGTCCCATCTTTCGGCGATGCTGGCGAAGAGCCGTTGACACAACCCGACGAGTAGCCGCTACCCTACGAGTCCGTGGGCAGGAACGCTTCGATCACGACGTCGGGGCGACACCGCCTGACCATCCGCCCTCCGATCGCCTGGTACGTCGTCGACGGGCCGACCAAGACTCGCCAGTCGCCCGACATCGCGGACCGCCAGGTCGCTGAGCAGATGCGGGTCATGCTGGGTGCCGCGCACCCCACCGTGCCCTACTGGTTGCACCCGGTCCTGCCCACCGCAGACGACTGATCCCGAAAGGGTCCACGACTTCTTGCGACGCGCCGTGTATCTTGCGCGCCGAGACCTTGAGCGACGCCCGGCCTAGCAGAGCGCCCATCAAGGACGATGGCCGCCTGGCAGCTGTCGACCAAGCTCCGTCTCTGTGTCCGAAGTGAAGACATGACACGGAGGGAGTCCGTACACATGGACCCGGAGCTTCTTGAGCTTCTTCAGCGCCTGACCGACACCGAGCAGGCCAACCCCCTTTCCGACGAGGAACTGTCGGATCTCCAGTCCAGGGTCGCGGCCATCGCCAGCGACATCGACCCGACGTCGGCGACCGACGACGACATCGCGGTGCTCACCGAGGCCGCGCAGGCGTCACAGCTGATCCGTACCGAGATCGAGACGCGTACGACAGCGCAGCAGGAACGCGCCGCCGCAGCGCAGGCGCTTCTGGAGCAGATCGCTCCGGTCGCAGCCGAAGACCCGGACCCCGGTGCAGGTGACGGTGGCGACGGTGGTGACACCGAGACGCCTCCGGCAGAACCCGGTGGCGACGGCCCGGTCGAGGTCAACCCGCCCGACGGTACCGAGGGTGCGGACGGCGGCGGGGAAGCAGTCGAGACCCAGCCCGCAGTCGAGGGTGAAGTGCGTCAGCCGGTCGCGGCGTCCGCGCTTCCGTCGATCACCCGGCTCGCGGCGCGGCGTGCGCCTGCCCACAAGCCGGTCCCGACCGCCACTTCCCGGGCATCCCGCCCGGTCCTGGTGGCGTCGGCGGACGTTCCTGGCATGAGTGCTGGTCAGCCGGTCGATCCCGAGCAGTGGGCGCGCGGTGTCGTCCGCAAGTTCGAAGCCGTCCGCAAGGCGACCGCCGGTCCGTCCGACTCAGAACTGATCTACCTCGGTCAGATCAAGGTCCAGTACCCGGACGAGCGGTGGCTCGACGAGAACGAGATCAACAACGAACGGAAGCTGGACGCGGTAGCCGGTCGCGAGGCGCTGGTGGCGTCGGGTGGTATCTGCGCTCCGGTGGCGGTCGACTACAACGTCATCAACATCAGTTCGGCGGCTCGTCCGGTCCGTGACGGCCTGGCCCAGTTCGGTGCTTCCCGCGGCGGTCTGCGGTACATCCGTCCGCACACCCTCGCCCAGGTCACCGCGGACGCTCCGGCGTCCATCTGGACGGCGGCCAACGACGCCAACCCGACCAGCCCGACGACCAAGCCGCACGCCACCTTCGTGTGTCAGTCGGTGCAGGAAGACACCGTCGACGCGGTGACGTCGATCGTGCAGTTCGGCAACTTCCAGTCGCGGTTCTTCCCGGAGCAGATTGCGCAGTACCTGGAGACCGTCGACGCGGTGCACTCTCGCCTCGGTGAGGCGACGATCCTGAAGCAGATCGCAGACGGATCGACGGCGACGACTTCCGGCGCGCAGATCGTCGGAACGACGCCGGAAGTCTTGGCGGAACTCGGCCGGGCCGTCGAGGCCTACCGCTACCGCCACCGCATGGACCCGGCGACCCCGATGCGGCTCATCATGCCGCGGTGGCTGCTCGGCAACATGCGGGCCGACATCGCGCGGCAGGCTCCCGGCCTGGGCACGACCGACGAGCAGTGGGCGGTGGCAGAGTCGACGGTGCTCGGCTTCTTCGCTGCGCTCGGCGTCAACGTGTCCTTCGCCATGGACTCACCCACCAGTGCCAACCCGAACCAGGGCTTCGGTGTCCAGGGTGCAGGTCAACTCCTGCCCTGGCCGTCGAAGGCGATCGTCTGGCTGTTCCACGAAGGTGCGTGGACGTTCCTCGACGGCGGCGAACTGAACCTCGGCATGGTCCGAGACAGCACGCTCAACGCGACGAACAACTTCCAGATGTTCTCGGAGACGTTCGAGAAGGCGATCTTCCGCGGCCACGAGTCGCTGCAGATCACCATCGACACCTGCCCGAGCGGCCAGCGCGCAAGCCTTGCCGACACGAGCAGCCTCTGCGTCTCCGGTTCGTAAGGAACCGGTGCAGCGTTACGACACGCAGGCGGGCACCGTCAGTAGGGAGGATTTCGGATGACGACACCTTCGTTGGCACCGATCCCCTCCCCGCTGGCGGTCCCGCCCCGCGTCGGACTCATCGCATCACTTTCGGGAGACTTCCTGCCCGTCGACGAAGCTGTCGTCGTCGACGGGCACGTCTCTCGTTGGGCAACCGGGTACTCGTACAACCCGGAGCAGCAGTGCAACCAGGGCGGCGTTTCCGACCCCTGCGGGACGACGTCCAAGACGATCCCGTCCAACCCGTCCAACGTCCAGGTGCAGCCGTTCCAGGTCTGGACCGGCGACAAGTGCACGACCTTTGGGTGGTCGGCCCGTGACTTCAAGGGCCGGGCCACCCGCGCCCTGCTGGCGTGCGAGTCCAAGCAGATCGCAGCGGAGTTCTGGAAGGGCACGCTGGCGTCCGCGCAGGGGTGGCCGAACAGGTACCTGGCGTCACCGCTGTCCGACACGCTGTCGTCCCCAGGAACGCCGTTGTCGGTCAACAACGCCCTGGCCTGCCTGGAGCAGGGGTTGGCCGACTGCGGATGCGGAGCGCGCGGCATGATCCACTGCACCCGCGAACTCGCCACGGCGTGGAACCTGGGTGGCGCGCTGCGCAAGGAAAACGGCCTGATCCTGACCATCAACGACACCATCGTCGTCCCTGACGCGGGATACGACGGGTCCGGTCCGTACGGCCAGCCCGCGCTCGCCGGGTCGCAGTGGGCCTACGCGACATCGATGATCACCGTCCGCCGCAGTCAGATCGTCGTCTTCCCCGACACCCTCGGAGAAGCAACGGTCCGCGGCACCAATGACATCGAGTGGCGGGCAGAGCGGATGGCAGGCGTGGACTTCTCGACCTGCTGCCACCTGGCCATCGAAGTCGATCTACCCAAGTGCCTCGTCGGAGGTGCGTCGTAATGTCCTCGCAAGGAGCGACCTGACATGTCCAACACCTGCCCGTCCGTCTTGCAGGCGTGCGCCATGCGGGTCGCTCGCCTTGACACCAACGGCGTCCCCAAGCCGGGACCCAACAACCTCTACGTGACCGATGGTCTGATCGAACTCACCTACACCGAAGAACTGGAGAAGGGTGAGGACATCACCGTCAAGAACGCGTGCGGCAACATCTGCGCGACGTTCCGCGGCCCGGACCTGCTCAAGCGAGTGACCCTCGACATGCAGATCTGTCCCTACGACCCGGAACTGTTCGAACTGCTCCGCGGCGGCACCGTGCTCACGGCGTCGGGTGGTCGAGTCGGCTATGCCGCGCCGCGCGTCGGCAACGACCCGCAGCCCAACGGCGTGTCGCTGGAAGTGTGGTGCAAGCGGTACATCAACGGCTCACCCGACCCCACGTTCCAGTACGAGCAGTTCATCTTCCCGCGCACCCACTGGGCGTTCGGTTCCCGCAAGATCGAAGACGGCTTCCAGATCGCCGTCCTCACCGGCTGGGGCGATGAGAACCCCAACTGGTTCAACGGCCCCGGCAACGACTGGCCCGTCGCGTCGACGTCGGTCTACGCGTCGTTGCCGACCAACAACCTGCCGGTCATCCACTGCGGGTACAGCACGCTTCCTGCTTCGTAATCTACGGGGGTCTGATGCTCGATGCCGATCGTCGTCGGCCCGCCAGCGGATTCGGGGAATACGTGTCCCGTCGTGCTGCAAGCCTGCGCGATCCGTCTGGCGCGTCTCGACGCGATCGGCGTCCCGGCACCAGGACCGAACAACCTGTATGTCAGCGATGGCATGATCGAACTGACGTACACCGAAGAAGTCGAGAAGGGCACCGACGTCACGGTCAAGAACGGCCGGGGCGACATCTGCGCCAGTTTTCGCACCGACGACCTGCTGAAGCGGGTCACGCTGAACCTGGTCATCTGTCCCTACGACCCCGAGTTGTTCGAACTTCTGCGGGGCGGCACGGTCTTGCGGTCGGGGGAGCGCACCGGCTATGCCGCCCCGCGGGTCGGGATCGACCCCACCCCGTCAGGTGTGTCGCTGGAAGTGTGGATGAAGCGACGACAGCATGGCGGTGGGGACGACACCTTCGCGTACGAGCAGTTCGTGTTCCCCCGCACCTACTGGACCTTCGGTGGCCGGAAGCTGGAAGACGGCGTGCAGCTGTCGGTGCTGGACGGGTGGGGACAGGAGAACCCGAACTGGTTCAACGGGCCGGGGAACGACTGGCCGGTGGCGAGCACGTCCTGCTATGCGTCGCTCCCGACCAACTCGCTCCCGACGCCGCACTGCGGTGCGCAGACGCTGAGCGCGTCGTGATGCCGGTATGACCACCCGCTTTGCCGGGCAGTACGGCCCGGAAGCCGCCATCGACATTCATGGCGAAGCCCTACTCAACGGCACCGTCGAGGTGTACGACTCCAACGGCACGACAGCATCCACGCTGTGGACCGACCGCACCAAGGCGACGGCACTTGGCAACAACATCGTGTCGACCGGCGTGCTGGGCAACTTCACGTTCTTTGCCGAGCCAGGTCTGCATGTGATCAAGCTCAAGGACAGCGTCGGAACGCTGCGAGCAACCCTGACCGTGTCCGTTCTACCCGACTTCCTGGAGTCGATGGAGCGCCCCGGTCTGCTGTTCTTCCCGGTCATCCGAGGCAAGCAGAACCCGACGTCGACGATCACGACGGCGGTAACCACTGACACGGTCGTCTACACCTGCCCGGCTGGCAAGAAGGCGGTTCTTCAGCGGGTCGAGGTGTTCAACAACACCGGCTCCACCGCGACGGTCAAGCTGTACATCGACTCCGCGGTGGCCGCGAACCAACTCGCCCAGATCACGGTCAACCCGAATCTTGACAACCAGCAGACGATCCTGCCCGTGCTCGGTGCCGGTCAGACGCTTCGCGTCGTCAGCGACCAGTCGGTCAACGTCTTGGTGCTGGCATGCGAACTGGAGAGCGACGAGAACGTCGTCAATACTGGGATCGTCAACGTCGGCAGCGGGGCCGACGTGGTGCTCTACACCGTACCGAGCACCGTCGAGGGAGCGCTGTTTACGGGGGTGTCCTTCGGGTTGGCGGCTTGCTTCAACCCGAACGCCACCGCGGTGCTGACGGTCAAGTACAAGAAGTCTGGTGGGTCAGTGACGTCAATCGGTGCGCTCAGCGTCGCGCAGAACACGCAGGGTCTCTTCAACAAGTGGGGGACTCTGGTGCCGCCGGGAGATCAGATACTCGCCGTGTCGGCATCGAGCACAATGAACCTGTGGATCACCGCGTGGGAGCTGCCGTAATGGCGCGGGAGGTTCGATGTGTCGGCTGAGGTTATCGGGCCGGGCGGGTGCGTCAAGATCTGCGATGCCGACGGCGACGAGCTTCAGATCAATGCCGACGGCTCGATCAGCATCGTCGTCGCGGCTGCGCCTGCGGGGTCGATGACATGGGAGTATGGCAGCGACACGCTCGTACCCGCCCAGACGTCGGCAATCATCTCATTCCTAACCGCAGCACCTACTCGCCTCGCCGGGTTCACGGCAGCGGGGGAAGGCGACGCCCGCTTCTCGCTCGAACTGGATGGCATACCGAAGCTCGTGGGTTACATCCACGCCGCGGCGAAATCGTTGCTGCTGACCTCGCCGGTGGAGTTGCTGGTCGATCCGGGAGTGCAGGTGGAACTGGTGGTGCGCTGTGACGCGGTCGACGTCTCCTTGTACGAGGGGACGGTGTTCCGGACATGAGTGACGGTCCGAAGCCCGACTATGTCGGTGAGATCCTGAACATGGAACGCGAGGTCTTGCAGTTGCAGACGAATCTCGCCGCTTCACGACACCGGCGTCACCGGGTCGAACTGGAACTGGCGCAGATGGAAGAAGGAGACCGGGCGACGGAGCAGGCCATCGCTGCTGCGCAGGAACGCATCGCGGAGTTGACCGCACTGAACAAGGAGATCAACGGTGGCTGATACCAACAGGCCGCTCCCGATCGAAGGCCGCAAGACCAACAACGCCGCTGCGCCGACCAGCGACCACGTCGCCGCGCTGACCGCTGTCGCCAACGCCGCCGCGCCCTCCTACACGGAAGGTCGTCAGGTCCTGCTGTCGGTCGACCTGTCTGGTGCGATGCGGGTGTCGCTGGCCAGCACCAGCGACGCCACCAAGGCCGAAGACGCCGCGTCCGCATCCGGTGACCGCGGCATGTTCATCCTCGGTGTCCGCAATGACGCTTCCGCCACGCTGACCGACACCGACGGTGACTATGGCGCAATCCAGATCGACTCCGCTGGCCGGGTCGGCATCCGCGCCTCTGCCGTCGAAGACAACGCGGCTGGCAACGCCTTCATTGGCGTACCGACCCTTGGTGTCCGCAACGACGCCCGCGCTGGCCTGACGTCGACCGATGGCGACTTCGGTGGGTTCGCCATCGACAGCGCCGGGCGGCTGATCCCGTCCATCGAGCAGCAGGAAGACGCCGCCGCGGCGTCCGGGTTCTTCGGAGCCGCGATCCTGGGGGTCCGCAACGACAATCAGGCAGCGCAGACGTCGACCGATGGCGACTTCGGCGCAGTCAGCATCGACAGCGCGGGGCGACTGTTCGCGCGAGCCGAGAAGACCGAAGACGCAGGGCACGCCAGCGGTGACATCGGATCGTTCGCGCTCGGTGTCCGCAACGACGCACTTGCCGCGCTCACGTCGACCGACCTGGACTACACGCCGCTGGCCACCGACTCATCGGGTGCCATCTGGACCCGACTCAAGAACGCCAACGGCGACATCACCGTCAGCAACCCCATCCCCGTCGACGTACAGGCAACCCGCGGCACGCTTGTCGACTCGGGACAGTTGACGAGCGCATCGTTGGCCGCCGGTGCGTCGGTCGCGCTGGCCCCTGCCGACATCGGGTCCGGGACCGGCAAGCTCATCGAAATCACAGCGACCTCGTCGGTGCGGCTGAAGGTCGAAGCGCAGACCTTCACCGCGTCGACCGGCACGACCAAGCGGACGTGGTTCGTGGAAGCTGGCGAGCCGTTCACCTATCAGCCCAAGGACCCCGACGAAATCACCCAAGCGTCCGGTGCTGGCAACAAGCTTCGCGTACTGGTCACAAACATGGACCCGATCCAAGCCGCCGACGTCTACGGCACCGTGACCTGGGTCGAGGTCTGATGTCGCCATCGCAGATCGATCGCCTCATCAAGGTCGTGGAGCGGATCGCCGATCCGGTGGTGCGGGCGCTGGAGGCCATCGCGGACGGCGTCGTCGCGGAAGCAGACGCAGCGAAGCGCGACCGAGAGAAGTAACCGATGCCCGACGTCCGAACGAAGGCGACCGAGAACGTCTCGATCTGGGACGAGATCAACGGGATCGAGAAGGGCGTCGACACCAACCCCCTCATCGTCTCCAGCTCGCGATTCCTCGAACGGTTTCGAGCACCCCACGGCGACAGGGCCATCTTCGGCGCTCAGGTCATCGGGTTCGAAGCCGACGACATCAGCATCGACTTCTCGGTCGCGAGCGCTGGGAACCTCGTCGACCAGACGGTGTCCGGCGGCGGCACGGTCACGTCGTCGAACGCCCGCATCAACCTAGCCTCGTCCACGGGCGCGACCGGTGCGGCCGCCATCCAGACGCGCGACTCCGTCGACTACCGGCCCGGCCACGAAACCCAAGCCCTCTTCACCGGCGTGTGGAGCACACCTGCAGCGAACTCAACAGCGCTGATCGGCCTCTTCGACGCCAACAACGGATTCGCGGTCGGCTATAACGGCACCTCGTTCTCGGTGCTCGTCCGCAACGCTGGGGCCGACACGTTCACGGCGCAGACCTCCTGGAACGGCGACAAGTGCGACGGCGGTGCGACCTCGAACTTCACACGGGGCGGCGTCGTCGAGGCACTCGACCCGACCAAAGAGAACGTGTTCCGCATCCGGTTCGGATGGCTCGGCGCGGCCGTCATCCTCTTCGAGGTGATGTCACCCGACGGCGACTGGCTGGTAATGCACGTCGTCCGCCAGCCGAACCTCTCGGCGAACCCCTCCATCGCGGACCCAACTCTGCCCTTGCGCGCGGCGGTCGCGAAGACATCGGGTGCGACCAACATCACACTCGGCACGTCGAGCTGGCGCGCCTCCGCCATCGGCGCGCTGCGCCCAGCGAAGATCAGCAACGAGAACTCCACCACAGCCCTGCTCGGGGCTGGTGCCACCTTCACCGGTGCCTTCGTCGACGCTCTCAACTACGTGTCCCTGACCGTCGTGATCAACGCCAGCGTCGACAGCGCGGTCGACGGCATCGTCATCGACTACTCAAGCGACGGCGTCACTCTGGACCGCCCGTTCAGGTTCACCTACTTCGCAGCTGCTGGTGGTCAACACTTCTCGGTCCCCGTCATCGCTCGCTACGTCCGGGTCTCCTACACCAACACGAGCACCGGAGCGCAGACCGGAACGTTCCATCTGCAGACCCAGTTCGATGGATCTCGCCTGCAGCCGGTCGCGGTTCCTCTCAACCAGCGCGTCCCCCGCAACACATTCTCCGGCGAAGTCACCCGCACCGACATCCTGCCGCTCACCCAGTTCGCCACCAACCAGCAAGCCGTTGGCACAAGCTCCGTGCAGGTGTCGAGGTCGCTCGCGCAGGCGAAGACGATCACGCTGAAGGCGAACCCGGACAACGGCAACAACGTCGTGATCTACATCGGTACGTCAGCGTCGGTGACGACGACGACGGGGTTCCCGCTCTCCGTGGGCGACTCGGTCGACATCGAACTCTCCGACCAGAATGACAGCGGCGGCACCGTCGACATCTGGGCGATCAGCAACTCGGGTTCAAGTTCGCGGCTGTCGGTCATGGAAGTCGCCTAATGGGTATCCGCACCCGGATCCGCAGCCGCACCCCGTCGGTCGGCGGCGGTGGTACGACGCCATGCCCACCCGACCCAGCCGACTTGTTCTTCGACGTCGGTCGAGTCACCGCGCAGATGGACATTCTGCGGTGGAAACCGTTCCTGCCCGGCAACACCGACGCGACCCGCGGCCGCTTCGGCGTCAACAACATTCAGGGCGAGACACAGCTGCGGTACAAGAACACGATCGAGAACGTCGGCACCGTCAATATCGGCGGCGAAGACACGCTGCGCTGGAAGCCATTCATTCCCGAAACGGTCGGTGTTGTCGGCATCCAGGGTGACACGACCGCCCGGTACAACAAGATCATTCAGAGCGTCGGCACCGTGAATGTCGGTTCCGAAACGGTTTTGCGCTGGAAGCCGCTCGCGATTCAGACCGGTACGGTCAACATCGACGCCGAGTTCGCGTCGCTCAACGGGATCGACGTGCTCGGCTTGACAAGCGCGATCAACATCGGTGGCGACACGGTGCTGCGGTACAACCCGCTCCGTGCACTATTCGGAGCGATAGCGATCGCATCCGAAACGGTTTTCCGTGCCAAGCCGTTCGTGTTGCGCACCGGCGACGTCGTCGTCGGCGGCGACACGGTGCTGCGCTGGAACCCGTTCAAGCCTCTCGTCAACCCGGTCTTCGGAACCATCAATGTTGCTGGCGATTCGATCCTGCGGTTCAACAAGATCATCGAGCCGGTCGGCGCGGTCGGTGTCGTGGGTGCATCACATCGACTCGCGGTGCTGTTCCTCTACGGCACGACCACCAACGACGTGTCCACCAACTGGAACAGTGACGCCAACGCCACCGGCAAGCCCGACAATACGACCGCCGACGACGCGATTGGCACCAACACGAGCGGTGAGTTGCAGGTGTCGATCACCACGCTCACGTCCATCACTGGCTGGACATGGATCCCGTCGCTGACGCGCATCTTCCTGTCGGGTGCGACCGACGCGGACGCGCTCGGCACCTACACGTACCAAATCAAGGCGGGCGCGGCGGCCACGGCGCGCGCGACGTTCGCGGTGCCGCTGGCGGGTGCCGCCGTCGACAACCAGGACACCAACGCTTCAATCTGGTGTCCACTGCTCGACACCAACAACGCCACCGCCGAGACGGCGCGCACCGACGTTGACGGCGTCGCGGCAACCCTCACCGGACTCAACGACCTGATCAACGGCGGCTACGTGTCGATGCGCCACGCCACCGGCGCCGCCGTCGCCGGTCGAGCGCACTTCGACGGCGCGGTCTGGATGATCGTGCTGCGCGACTCCAACCTGAGCGCGCCGACGATCAGCCGTGAGTTGGCGAACTCGGGTGGCACGTCGCTCGCGTACACCCTCATCACCGGCTCGCTCCCGACCACCGCCAGTCGCCGTCTCGCCAATGGCTCGACCACCGCCGCGTCGAAGGTGAACACGACGACGCTCCAGCACACCGGGTCGTTCGAAGCGTTCTTCCGCACCGGCACCACCCGACCCGCGGCGGGCACCAACACGGTCCAGTTCCGCTGGTGGGCAGCGGCGAACAACTCGGAGAACTCGTCCTACCGGCTCGACATCACCTACGGCACCGGTGCCGCCAACGACGCCGTCGAACTCGACGTGATCGACAGCGGGGGCGGCGTGAACGTCCTCAAAACCGTGACCGGCGCGGGACTCGGCATGACACCGAACGGCACGCAGGACAAGGTGTCCGACCTGTGGTGGCTGTCATGGCTTGCCGACGAGCGGACCGGTGGCAGGCTGACGATCCGGCGACTCAGCGGCGCGGGAACCTGGACGAGCATCTTCGCCGACGAGCCGGGGGACGCATCGAAGCGAGGGACACCCGCCGCGGCGACCGGGTTCTTCGGGTTCTCGTGGCTTGAGTCCAGCACCGCCTCGGTCGAATGGTTCGACGACATCTTCCTGGTGCTGTTCTGATGGCGTGGTTGAAAGCGACCGATCCAACGACAGGTGTCGTCAGCTACATCAACGACGGCACCGACACCGGCCAACCGTTGATCATCGAAGTCGATCCCGAAGCCGACTTGGCGCGCCGCGTCCGATACTGCGTGAGCCACGTCGAAGCGGACAATCCCGACGCGACCGTTGCCGAGGTCGTCGCCTACTTCGACAACCTGTACGGGGTCTGATCATGGCGCAGAAGATCCAGTGCCCGACCGGACACGTCTACGAGTCCGACGCCACACGGATCGACGCGCTCATCGAGAACGGCGTCTTGGTGATCGACGCCAAGTGCCCGGTGTGCGGGTTGCCGTTCGCGGCGGTCAACACCTGATGGCCCTCCCCGCGCTTGGTGCAATCGCGTACTACAAGCTGACTGCGGCAGACGTCGACGTCATCAACAATCCCCATCGGCATGGCAGTGTCCAAGTCCCACACGCCAGCCCGTCGACCCCTCTCGGTGTGAGCCTGGCGTCGGTATGGCCCATGATCGTCACCGAAATCGACTCTGCCACGACGGTCAGTGGCGTCGTCTTCGTTCACAACATGCTCCTCTGCGCCCACCAGGTGACCGTCGGGTTGGGTGTCGGTCAGATCGTGCTCAAACTGTGATCCCCGCCAGTACCCCGCCAGGTCGGTACGATGCGGCCATGCCTGACGAATCGGGATCGGACGCGTCGACCAACCTCTACGGGACGGCGGGAATCGGTACACAGATCGGCCTCGATATCCGCGTACCGGGCGGGTTGCGGCCCGGTGATGGCGTGGTGCTGAAGATGAACGACGGGACGGTCCTGCATGACGGCCGCCCGCGCTGGCGGCGGCTCCTGCGGCGGCGACCCCGATGAACTTCTTGGAAGCGCCTGCCGACCCGCCGGAACGGACGCCGGGTATCGCCAAGATCCTGTTCGTCCGCCCGCTCTATGGCGGAACCTTCCCGCCAGCCGACATGGCCGACACCGCGGTCAAGATCCGCACCCTGCATGAAGGGTTCGACATCGACGCGCAAGATGGCGGGATGCCGTATATCGACGTGTCCCGCAACAGTCTTGCCCGCTTCGCCTGCGGGTCCAACGCCGACTTGGTGATGTGGACCGACCAGGACACCTGCATCCCACCTGCCGGGGTCGCGGCGATGGCGCGGTTCCTGCTCGATTCCGGGGAGCAGGTGTGCGGCGGCGTGTACTACAAGAAGCACCCGCCGTTCGAGCCGGTCACGTGGCTCTGGCCCCCGGAGGAACCGAAGAAGATCCGCCCCTACTGGGGCATCGTCGACGAACCCAACCCATGCCGCGTCGGGGGTCTCGGGCTGGGTGCGGTGCTCATGCGGATCGACCTGCTCCGCAACATGCGCGACAAGTTCGACGACGAGTTGTGGTTCGTGCAGAACATCGACCCGCGCAACGGCGAAGCGATGGGTGAAGACGTCTGGTTCTTCGACCGCGTGCGCGACATGGGGATCGACGTATGGGCACTCCCCGACATCGAGTGCGCCCACATGGCGGTCCTGCCCATCCACCGCGGACATTTCACCGGCTACCTGCGCGTCGCGACCCGCGACGGCTGGTTCTGCGAGCACCACGGCTTCCATGAGGACTCACCGGGGCACTGCCCTGGCTGCGAAGGAGCACAGCCATGCGAGACGACGTAGGAGTCCTTGACCGCATCGCCGGGGCCTGGGCCGAAGCGGAAGCGACGGTCCGCGCCGAGATGCGTCAGGGCGGTGTCGACAAGGGCGTCGTCTTCGGTGCGCGCATCAAGCCAGTCGACGGACGTTCGACGCTGAAGGAACTCGTCGACGCCGTTGAACTGGACTGGTTCGGACGCGACCCGCTGATCTATGACGGCGCGCTCTACCTGCCCGCCGAACACAACCTCGCCGTCAACAGCGGCTTGGAGATCGCAGCCCGGCGCACATTCCAGATGTCGAACATTCCTGGCGGCGGCGGCACGTCATCCAACGCAGGCGGCGTCGTCGGTGGCGGGGTGGACTCCGGGACGGCGGCGGTCGCGAACTCGACCCACCAGTTCAACACCGGCACCAACGCCACGACCCACTTCGTGCGATTCGTCACCAACACGTTCGTTTCAGGCCCGTCATACGGTCTGTCGGGCAACACCGGCACCATCACGGCCAGCTTCCAGATCACCGACACGAACTTCACCCCGACGTCGTCCGACCAGATTCACCGGCGCTACGGGCTGCACAACAACACGAACAGCGGCAGCGGTTCCGCGGCGAACTCGGCGTCGTCGCTATTCTCCATGCTCAGCGGATTCATCCTCGACTTCAACTCCAAGGCGTACGACATCACCGTCGAGACGCGGACGCAGTGGACGGGAACGTGATGGAACTCAACGCAGCGCCAGCGCCAATCACACCCCCGCTGCTCGGTTTCACGCGGTTCACGTGCAGCGAGTGTGGGGCATGGGCGGACATCATCGACACCGACTGGGAACGGTGGACTGCGACGCTCGACGACGACGGCACGATCACGTTTCAGTGGGACGGCGAAGTCGTCCATGAACACGCGGGCACCCCGCCCGGCGAATGACCGGCCTTACCCTGACGGTCGAGATGACCGGCGAAGACGCTGCCGTCGTCGCTTGGTCATGCACCGAATGTGACGCTCACGGTGAACTGCACCAACCGCTGGACCGGCGACCGCAGTGGGCGCGCACCGTGGTCGAGTTCGACCAGGATCGACGGATGGCGGCTATCGACTTCTGCGCGAAGGACCCGTCGACCGGCGACCCGTATGTGTTCAAACGCGCGTCGGTCCACGAATGCAGTGCGGGCCGCCACGCTGACATCGCGCCGGGAATGCGTTACGCCGAACCACTCGATATGACGGTCGTCGCGTGAACCCGACTGCTGTCGCCGCAACGGATAACGGCACCTACTTGGTGATCGACAAGGATGCATGGCGGCTGGACCTGGGGTGTGGCCAGAACCGCCAGCCGGGGTTTACCGGCGTCGACATCGTGATCCCGAACGCGTGGCCCGCTGACGATCCCGGTTACGTCCAGGCCGACCTGTTCTCGACGCCATGGCCGTTCAAGGATGACTCGGTCGGTCAGGTCTACTGCTCCCACTTCGTCGAGCACGTCCCCGACCTCGTCAAGTTCTGGAACGAGCTATGGCGGGTCTGCAACCACGGCGCGCACGTCACCATGATTCACCCGTACTGGACATCGGTCCGCTGTTGGCAGGACCCGACTCATCTGCGCGCTATGAGCGAAGCCAGCTACCTGTACGTGCAGCGCCAGTGGCGGGAATCGCAGCGGCTCGACCACTACCCAATCGTTGCCGACTTCAAGATCGCCAGCATGGACCTGATGCTCAACGAGCCGTGGGACCGGGCTGAAGACCGCGACCGGGAGTTCGCGATCCGCCATTATGTGAACGTGGTGTCCGACATGGTCGTGCAGATGCAGGCGGTCAAGCGGTGAAGGTGCCGGTACCCAGGCCGGGTGTACGCACGCTGCCGCTGCTGGAAAGCGACCCACCGGGAGTCGTGACGTACCTGACATCGGTGGGTGGCGACACGACCTACTGGGGCGCACCCGGTGTGCGGCCGTCGACCGGCTATCCGGTGTACCCGGACGGCTGGATCGAGGTCTTTCTCCGCCGCGGTGACGAAGTTGCCTACGAAGGTGTGAATGCGCGGGGTGTGGTCGTCGCGACGATCGAGATCGATCGGCAGGGGCGGGAAACCCGGACGCTGCTCAACCCGGACATCACCGCACTGGACATTGACGGCGCGCGGTTGTGCGGCTGAGGAGGAAGCGGAAGATGCCCGAGGTGGAGCCGGTCCCCATCGACCTGAGCGCCCGAGTCGAAGACTTCTGCCCAGGGTGCGGCCAGATGTTCATGCTGCCGGATGCGACCTGGCGGATTGAGGTCGTCGGTGGCCTTCACACTATGCAGCGACTGGAGGGTCTGGACGTCATGGAGCAGCAGACGTACGGACCCTGCGCGCCAGCGTAGGATCGCATCGTGGGTGAGATTCCCGTTCCCGGGATCGGGATGCTGCAGATCCAGGACCTTGGCGCGTCACCGAGCTACCTGGCGGTCTGTATGCACTGCGGCGACTGCCTGAACCAGTTGAAGTACCGGTACGGCGACGGCTTGAACCTGATGCTGTACGTGCGAGACGAAAGCGGGACCATCGTCGAGGTCACCGAAGCCATGATTCGACAGGTGGCGCGCCACTACTGCGCGATGACGATGGTCACCCATGAAGGGGCCTGCGACTGTCCGTGTAAGAGCTGCGACGTGGCGCGGACATGAGCCAGCGAGTCGCCCGCGGCAACACCATCGTGCTTGACGCGTTCTACCGCGACGGCACCGGGGCGCTGGTCGCGCCGGTCAACCCGACCATCCAGATCTTCGACCCCAACAACGTCCTGATTGTCGGGCCGGTCACCCCTACCTTCTTGTCGCTTGGCCATTACGAGTACAGCTACTCGGTCCCGGCCCTCGCTCCCCTGGGGGCGTGGACGGCCCACTGGTGCGGCGTGATCAACGGCGTGTCGGTCTGTGACAACGAACAGTGGGACGTGGTCGACGGCGGGTCGATCAGCTTCCAGTCGCCCGGCGCATTCACGTGCGAGCCGTGGGCGACGACGACCGACGTATGCACACCATGCGACGACTACGCCTTCGACTCGCTGCTGCTCATGGACTGCCTGCAAGCGGCCAGCGACGTGCTGTTCCAGCTGTCGGGCCGCCAGTTCCCCGGCACCTGCCAGGCGACGGTCCGTCCCTGCGCGCAGCACGCTTCTGGCGACCGGGGCCGCCCGATTCCGGCCTACTCACCCTACGGGACCTACTGGCCCGTTCCTGGCTCTTGGAGTTGGTCGCCGTCGTGGGGGTTCTGCTCCTGCAATCGGACCGAACGCACCGGGTGCGGCTCGATCGCCGAGATCACCCTTGGCGCGTATCCGATCCAGCGGGTGACCGAAGTCCGCATGGATGGAGTCGTGCTGCCGTCGTCGGAGTACCGCGTGGACGACGACCGCTACCTGGTGCGTCTGGCCGACGCGAACGGGAACGCGCAGGGGTGGCCGTGCTGCCAGCGGATGGACCTTCCGACGACCGAAGTCGGGACGTGGGAGGTCACCTTCCTGTACGGCCAGCCCCCGCCGGTGGCGGGGATGCGCGCCGCGGCGCGGCTGGGATGCGAACTGGCGCTGGCATGTCAGCCGGAGACGGTCGGAGCGTGCAACCTGCCGGAGCGGGTCACCCAGATCACCCGCCAGGGTGTGACGGCGGTCGTGCTCGACCCGATGGCCTTCTTGGACGAAGGTAAGACGGGGCTGTACGAAGTCGACCTGTTCCTGCGTTCGGTGAACCCGAACAAGCTGTCGCGGCGGTCGACGGTGCTGCGTCCGGACAAGGGTCGTCGGGTCCGTCGGACTGGTGACTGACCGCAACGTCCACCCCTGGGAACTGTGCCAAGCCTGCTGGCATAGGCGGTCGGCGCACCTGGTCTGGAACTACGAGCGGGGTCACTGGGACCGGGTGCCATGCAAGTCGCCGGGATGCCCCTGTCAGATGTTCGACGAGTGGTCACCCGACTCGTAGCGGGGGGTTGTCTTCCTGCGTCCGCGCCACACCTGACCATCCTTCGGAACTGGCGGTGGCGGGTCACCTTCTTCGGAGTCGAAGTCCTGATCGGGTGGCAGGCATTCATCACCGCACCGCCAGCACCACCGTCCAGCGTGCGACCGCCAGCCGTGCCCGCACCGGCAGTGGGACGTATCAGTGCTCCAAGCCGACGAGCCAGACGTTGAACCCGCTGCCGTTCGGATTTACGACCAGCGCGTCACCAGCCCCCAAAGTGAGACCAGCCGGGAATGACACGTTGAGAGGCGAGCCGGTCGCCTTCGATCCGTAGGTGTCGCTGCGGATCTGAGTGAGTGACCCGCCGCTGGGTGTCACCTTCCAGCGGAGCGCCTGCGAAGACACCGCGTTGTTGTAGACCCACCCGGCACGCAGGACCGGCTCGATGATCGGGGCGACGAGGGCGCTCTTGCCGGTCGGAACGGTGTAGACGGTGTTGTCGGCACCGGATGCAAGCTGGGAACGAAACACGCCGAACATCGGCTCACTGGACGGGAACTCGATGACGTTGAGTGCGTAGTTCAGGCTGCTGGCGTTGAAGCTCTGCGTGTTGACCTGCACGGTGTCGCCCGCCGACAGGACCGAGTACAGGTCCGCCGACGGGTTGGACGGGCCAGCACTAAGTGACGGCGTCGACGCCTTGTTGTTCGGATCGTTGGCTGACTGGCCGCTGGGCACCAGATAAACAAGCGGTGACGGCGTGCCCGACGAGTAGAAGTACTGGAGTCGAAACAGAAGCGCCTTCTTGCCGCTGGGCACGGTGTAGATCGTCTGCTCGCTGGCGGACACCGCGAAGGTTCCGACGATGCCGCGGTAGGCGTAGCTCGACAGTGCCGGGACGAGCGCGCCAGCGGCACCGCCACCGCCACCCAGGAACCTGCGCTCGGGTGTCATTCCGACGACTCGTCGTCACCGCTGACGCTGTATGCAGGGGTGCCGGTCGAGACCAACTTCACCGTCGTTCCCTGCGTCGCTGGGCCACCGGACTGTCGTCCGACCACGACACGCAGGGCCGATGACGGGGGGACGACATCGACGTCATCCCCGGCCACGCTTGGTGCCGACCCGTCGGTCGTGAAGTAGATGCGGGCGCTGCTGTCGAGGTTGACGACTTCGACCGTGCGGTACCGGAAGTCGAACGACACCGTGTCGATCTGGTTCGCGACGAGTGTGCCGTGCTTGACGCGAGTGGCTGCCATGACCGCGAACGGTACCGCCAGCATTGTCCCCCTGCGCGGACCTCAGGCCGGTTAGTCTGCCCGGCGTGATAGTCGCCTACCTGGGCAACCACCGCCCGACGTTCTCGACCGAGAGCCACATCGCCGAAGCTCTGGAAACGCTCGGCCACGACGTCATCCGCTTGCAGGAAGGGGAGATCCGCGCCGTCGACGTGCCGTCCGCGGTCATGGCGGTCAACGCCGACTTCCTGCTGTGGACGCAAACGTACGGCCTTGCCGTTTCCGGGGGGACGCTGGACGAGCGTCATCAGATGATCGAGGTCCTGCGGGACCACAGCGTGCCGACCGTCGGCTATCACCTGGATCGATGGTGGGGGCTGGACCGCCAAGACCAGATTTCGGTCGAGCCGTTCTTCCGCGTCAACCTGCTGTGTACTGCGGATGGCGGGCACGACGACGAGTGGCGCAGGGTGGGGATCAATCACCGCTGGTTCCCACCAGCCGTCGCCGGGTTCGACTGCCGACCGCAGGAGCCGCGCGCCGCGCTGGCTGCCGACGTGGCGTTTGTCGGATCATGGCGGGGCGGCTACCACCCGGAGTGGACCCATCGACCCCGACTCGTCGAACATCTGCGCACCCGATGGAACGCGCGGTTCTGGCCAGCGCACCCCAACCAGCCCGTCCGCGGCGCGCTGCTCAACGCCGTCTACGCGTCGACCAAGGTCGTCGTCGGAGACTCCTGCCTGATCCCCCGCGGCGATGGACCGCTGGCCCGCTACTGGTCCGACCGCATCCCCGAAACCCTCGGGCGGGGCGGATTCCTGGTCCATCCCTGGGTCGACGGGATTGACGAGCATTTCACCGACGGCAAGCACCTGGCGCTGTGGCTCTTGGGGCAGTGGGACGAACTCGACGCGACGATCGCCTACTACCTGGCCAATGCCGACGAACGAGAAGAGGTCCGCCGCGCTGGTCGTGCCCACGTCCTGGAGCACCACACCTACGAAGTGCGGATGCAGCAACTGGAACACCTGCTGCGGTCGGAGGGGATGATCTGATGTACGAGTATCGGGGTGAGGTGACGCGGGTGGTCGACGGTGACACGATCCATGCCCGGCTGGACCTGGGACTCGACGTGCGAATCGACGTGACGCTTCGGCTGCACGGCATCAATGCCCCTGAGCACGGCACGGCCGCAGGTGACGCCGCGACGTCGCATCTGGTGCAACTACTCTCGCCCGCCAACCACCTGGTCGAGCGGGTCGTTACCGTGCGGACCATCAAGGACCACCGCGAGAAGTACGGTCGCTATCTGGCGGTGCTGATCCGGGACGACGGCATGAACGTCAATGAGCAGATGGTCGCGGACGGTCACGCCGTCCACTACGCAGGAGGTCCACGATGAAGTACGTCGTAGCGGTGACCGTCGCGCTGGCGTCCATCGTCATGCCAGCCGCACCCGCGGGGTCGGCGAAGACAGCAGAACCCCCGGCAATCATTCCTCAAGCCATTCCCGCGACCGTCGAACCACCGGTAATCACCCCTCCCCCAGTCATCGCGCCACCCACCGTTGCACCTGTGGTCGATGTGCCGCCAATCGTTGAGCCACCGATCCAGCGACCGTTCGAAGATGAGTACTACAAGGGCCTCTGCGCGCAACTCCAGGAAGACAAGCCCTGGATTGACTGGCAGTGCGAGCGGTACCCGATGCAATGATCGACACGAAGATCAACGGGCGCTGGAACCTCATGCTCCCGGAGCACCGGGCGGCGCGGCCGGAGTGGCAGACGGGATGGGAAGTCGAACGGCTCGACTCGATGAACGCCAACATTCGGCGCGGCGACATCGTGTACGACATCGGGGCCGAGGAAGGCGACATTTCGGCGCTCATCGCGTCGTGGGTTTGGCCGAACGGGGGGGTGTGCCTGTTCGAACCCAACCCCAAGGTCTGGCCGAACATCAAGGCCATCTGGGACGCCAACAACTTGCGGCACCCGCTGGCGACCTGGGTCGGGTTCGCATCCGACGCGACGAGTGATGCGGCGTTGCTCGACGACGCCGGATTGTTGTTGCTCGCCCACGATCCCGAGTCGGGGTGGCCCCGGTGCGCGACCGAATTACCGGTAATCGGGGACCATGGTTTCCGGCACCTGGCGCAAGAAACCGACGTGACCCCGCAGATCACCCTGACCGACTTCGTGCGCCAGACCAACATCATCCCCGACGTGATCACCATGGACGTCGAGGGGTCGGAGTTGCGGGTGCTGCGCGGGGCGCGGGTCCTCCTACACGGCATGAAGCCACTCGTCTACCTGTCGATGCACCCCGAATTCATGGACGAGTTGTACGGCGACACCCCGACCGACCTCCTGCACTTCATGGCCGATGTCGGCTACGTCGGCATGTGCCTGGCCGTCGACCACGAAGAGCACTGGGTGTTCTGGCACCAGTTGGGTCGGAAGCCGAAGTGAGCTTGCAGCAGGAGTCATCCCCGGCATATTGGGACCGGCAGGCCGACTCGCTGGCGGAAGCGCGGTTCGCGGTCTGGTCGGTCGACCCCGACGACTACGACGCCACGACGACCAAGTGCGTCGACCTGCTGCGCCAGTTGCTGCCCTTCGATGTCCGGTCCGTCATGGAAGTCGGCTGCGGCATCGGCAGGCTGACCCTTCCCATCGCGGAAGCGTTCCCCGGTGCCGAGGTCTATGGCATCGACTTCTCGGTGCGGCTGTTGGAGTACGCCCATCAGGAGTCGTACCGGCGGCGACTGACCGACCGAGTCCACTTCGTGTGCAGCCCCGCGCAAGGACCGCTCCCGGTCTTCGCCCTGGAAGCCGCGTACTCGGTGGCTGTCCTCCAGCACGTCCTGCGCCCGACCGCGCTCGCCATCATCGCCAACGTCGCCCACTACCTGCGGCCAGGCGGCTCGTTGGTCATCCAGACGGTCTACGACCGGGAGTTCGAAGATGAAGGGCATGTACCCCCCGCGGTCGTGGCCGAGTGGTTCCGCCTGGCGGGACTGGTCGACGTGACCCAGGAGCGCGGCAAGATCTTCCCCGACTGGCTCTGGACCGTCGGAAGGGTCCGACCATGATCGACGTCCTCTGGCTCTCGCTGCACGACGACATCCGTGCCCGCGGGTATGCCGATCAGTGTCTGCTGGAAGAACTCATGGCGGGCACCCTCTGGCGCGCGCCGGGACACCCGACCTTCCGCCACCACGAAGGTGGCTTTGACGCGCTCCCCGCGGACGCTCCCGGTGCGGTCGTCGTCATCCCGGCGCGCTGGCATGTCCAAGACGCCGACCGAATCGCGACATGGCTCTACCGGTTGGGGTGGGCGCTGGTGATCCTGACCGGTGACGAGGAGGGCGTATTTCCCCGCCACAAGCTGGCGAACGTGCAGATGCGTCGCTGGGTGCAGACGCCGGTCGCGGGCAGCGTGACGGGCACAGACAGGCCCCTGGGGGACGGTTGGGCGTGGTCCTACCGCGAGCATCTGCCAGCGGACCCCCTGGACAAGCCGCTCAACTGGTTCTTCGCGGGTCAGATCTCGCATCGGTCCCGCCAGGAACTTGCCGGTGCGCTCTCACGGCGTAGGCGTGGCGACGGGCGCGTCATCGAAACCGCGGGGTTCATGGAAGGGGTCGACATCGCGGAGTACGCGGCGGGCATGGTCGCGGCGAAGGTCGCTCCCTGTCCCGCGGGGCCGCAGACCCCGGACACCTTCCGGCTCTTCGAAGCTCTGGAAGCCGGGTGCATCCCCATCGTCGAGTCGCCCGAGTACTGGCAGACCTTGTTCGGTGACGAGCATCCGTTGCCTGTCCTGCGGTCATGGACCGACATCGACCAGGCCATCGACGAACTCGTCCGCGAGTGGCCCGCCAACGCCAACCGCATCTTCGCGTGGTGGCAGCACCACAAGCGGGAACTGGCATACGCGCTGCGCGACGACCTGGTGAGCGTCCGACAAACCGACGACAGCGAACCGACTGTCGACGACCGGATCACCGTTCTGATCCCGACGTCCCCGATTCCGTCGCACCCGGACACCTCGGTCATTGAACAGACCGTCGCGTCGGTGCGGGAACGCCTGCCGCGCGCCGAGATCCTGGTCATGGTCGACGGGGTTCGCGCCGAACAGGAAGGGCGGCGGGCCGACTACGCGGAGTACACGCGGCGGTTGCTCTGGCTGGCCAACAACCGCTGGCGCAACGTCCTGCCGGTCCTGCACGACGAGCATCTGCATCAGGCCGAGATGACCCGGCGGGTGCTCGATCTGGTGCGCACCCCGGCCATCCTGTTCGTCGAACACGACACGCCGCTGTTCGGTGAGCAGTTGCCGTGGCAATCGCTGCTCGACGGGTTACAGGAAGGCACCTGCAACCTGATCCGGCTCCATCACGAAGCGTCGATCCTGGAGCCGCATCGCCATCTCGTTCTCGACGCCGAGCCGCATGACGTCGCGGGAGCGCCGTTACTGCGCACCGTGCAGTGGAGCCAGCGACCACACCTGGCGCGAACCGACTTCTACCGCGACATGCTCACCCGGTTCTTCGGGCGAGAAGCGCGGACGATGATCGAGGACTCCATGTACGGGGTGCTCGTCACTCACTGGCAGGAGTACGGCTACGAAGGCTGGGAGCGGTTCCGCACCTGGATCTACGCGCCGTCGGGCGACATGAAGCGGTCGACGCATCTCGACGGGCGCGAGGGTGAGTCCAAGTACGAGATGCGGTGGGCCTACGACACGCCGATGGTCCCGTTCGGTGCCCCCAATCCCCACCGCGACGTGCCCGCCGCCTACGTCGCGCCGCGCGAAATATCGCGCGCCATCCGGGTCGGTCTCTTCGGTGCACGCGCCGACCGACGCGGGCTGGCGGTGCAGACGTCGGAGTTAGCGCGCCACCTGCAACCGGCCAAGGTGTTCGGGATCGACATGGGGGATCTGTCCCCGTACCCTTGTAGCTGGCGGGAGTACAACCCGGCCACGCTGGCGGTGGCGCGCCATGACCGCATCTTTGAGGTCGACGTCCGCAACTGGCTCGCGGATCTCGACGTGGTGCTCGGGTGCGAGACGTTCTACCTGCCCTGGTTCACTCGGCTGTGCGCCGATATGAAAATTCACACGATTCTTGTGGCGAACTACGAGTTCACCCATCACATCCTCGCCCCGGACTGGGCACCGATCCCCGATGTGCTGGCGGTGCCGACGACGTGGAACATGGAGCGACTGCCCGACCCGGTCCTGCTTCCGCATGGCGTCGACCGGCAGCGGCTGCCCTATCGGCAGCGGACCGAGGCGAAGACCTTCCTGCACGTCATCGGGCACCCCGCCGCGCATGACCGCGCCGGGACCAGAGTGCTGTGGGAAGCACTTGGCTTCGTCTCCCAACCGATGCACGTCGTCGTCCGATCCATGCAGCCGTGCCGGGCACCGATGCGCTACGGAGCGCACATCGACCTGGAGGTCCACATTGGCGACATGCCCGACTACTGGCAGCTCTACGACGACACCGACGTCCTGGTGCTTCCCCGCCGCTATGGCGGGCAGAGCCTCCCCATGAACGAGGCGCTGTCGTCGGGGTTGGTCGTGCTCATGCCCGACGCCGAGCCGCAACGCCAGATTCTCCCGCCGGGGATGCGCCTGCCTTGCCAGTCGCGCCGCGAGTTCAACTCACTCGTCGGTCCGATCCCGCTGCATGACGTGTCCCCGCGCGACCTGGCGCGCCGGATGGACGAACTCGCGGCGCGACCAGCCGAAGTCGCATCGCTGTCAGCCGAGGCCGACAGGATTGCGGCGGGCATCTCCTGGGACGTGCTCATCCCGCACTACGAAGAACTCTTCGCGCGGCTCGCCACCCGTGCTGCCGCTTGACTTCTCGGCCAGCGAGTCGCAGTACGCCGACCACTTGTTCGACATCTGGTTCGCGCTCGACCCCGAAGAACGCGGAACGTGGTGGGTGCGGCAGGACCTGATGCTCTACGCGACCAGTCGCGGCGTCGACCCCGAACACGTGCGCCATGGCCACCCCACCGTCAACGGTCAGCCAATCGTCGTCGCCAGTTTCCAGGACTCGCGAGCGTGCCGCCGCCCGTTCATCTACGTCGAGCACGGCGCAGGCCAGACCTACGACGGCGACCCGGTGGGCTGCGCCCATCCGTCCTACGCAGGGTCGGTCGAACACGAAGACTGCATCCTGTTTCTGTGCCCCAACGAGCAGATCGCCCGCCGCTGGCGCGACCGCTACCCCGACGCACCGGCAATCACCATCGGGTCGCCACGCCTTGACCGCTGGACTAAGGTCGACGACAGGCGGACGGGTGAAACGGTTCCACGCTGGCCTCATAAGCCGGAGACACCGCGGGTTCGACTCCCCGGGTCCGCCACGGAGGGTCGGACGTCTCCGTCGATCGTCGCCAAACCTTCTGCGCGAGGGTTCGACCCTCCCCTTGTCTGCGTGTCCTTCCATGCCGATATCCGGCTCATCAACGAGACGACCTCGGCATGGGAGCACTTCCGGGGGCACGTGCCCGGCTTGGCGCAGCACTTCCGGCTGTTCGGTCACGCACACCCACGATGGGGTGACCGGCTGCGACGCTGGTGGGAGATGAACGGGATCGAGTTCGAACCGTCCTTCGAAGCTGTCATGGATCGGGCCGACTGCTACGTCATCGACAACAGCAGCACCGGGGTCGAGTTCGCGGTAACCGGCAAGCCCATTGTCTGGCTGTCCGCGCCGTGGTACCGACGCGACGTCCACCATGGCGGGCGCTTCTGGGACTGGACGGTCGATGTGCCCCACTGCGAAGACCCCGCCGACCTGGCTGCCGCTATCTCGACGGCGCTGGCCGACTACCCGGAGCACCGGCTGGGTCGCCAACGCATGGTCGACTCGGTGTTCCCGCCATGGACCCGCGACGGGCGCGCGGCGCAGCGCGCGGCGGTCGCGATCCGCGAAGCCGTGGTGACCGGGGCCTACGGTGGTGCCCTGTGAGTTACGCCCCACCCATCCTGTACGACGTCTGCCACGACGTTCTGTCGGTCATCGAGTCGCACTTCACCGCGCAGGGCGTGACTCTCCCCGAACGCCGGTACGTCCACACCGGGCAGATCGTGTGGGAGTGCGAAGAAGTCGTCGTCGGGATGATCGGTGCCTTCTCGGGTGGTCCCGGTCAGGAGAACACCAATCGACTCAACTGCGGCTCGGTGCGGACGCTTGAGATCGGCGCTCTGATCCTGCGCTGCGCCTCGGTGTCTGACGGGCCGAACGTCAAGACGCCACCCACCCCGACCGTCCTCGACCAGGAAGCCCGCCAGCGGATGATCGACGGCTGGCTCATGGTCGAAGCCGTCGTGCTCGGTCACGGCAACGACCAGATTCTCGGGCGCTGCTCCAACATCTCGCTCGGGCGCTGCCTTGCCGTCGGACCGGAAGGCGGGTTCGCGGGGATGCTGCTCACCATCCAGATCGGCCTCTGATGGCGACCAATATCCGCTTCGACCCGATTGCGGTATCCAAGCTCCTGGTCGGCAAGGACGGCCCGGCCATGCGGCTGTGCATCGTCTTCTCGGAGCAGGTCAAGCGAGAGACCATCGGGGCGATGCGGTCGGAGTTCCCGAAGGAGTTCCTGGGGCAGTCACTGGTCAAGCGGGTCGGTGTCGACGGGACCGGTGGCTTCGTCGACGTGGGGTCGGAGAAGACCAAGACCCGACCGCACCCCATCGAGGGCAATCCGCTGCTGGTCTTCTTCTGGCCCAAGGTCGGGCGGGTCGTTTTCCTGCCGCGAGTCAACCACCCCGGCTCCGACTTCGGGCCGTACCTGAAGAAGAAGCTGAAGGAAGGCTTCAGCAAGGCGCGCGGGATGCTCAGCAGCCTTAGGGTCGAACGCTAGGCTCCCGGCTCATGACACGATTCCGTGACTTCGACGCCGCCGTGGCGGAACGGGAGTCGGAACCCATCGAGTTCCGGCTGGGTGGCCAGAGCTTCCGCTGCATCCCGTCGGCTCCGGCAGGGCTGTTCACCGATATCCTGCGCCATGACCGGGTGTCGATGCCCGACCTCGACGCGTTCCTGCGGGGTGTCATCGAAGACGACGACGCGGCGCGGTTCTTCGACGTTCTGCACGACCGCGACAACATCGTCACCCTGGATCAGTTGACCGAACTGGTCCAGTGGCTGATCTCGGAATACGGTGGCGGCCGCCCTACCGAGCCGTCCGATTCCTCTGGGAATGGACGGCCGAACACTATGCAGAACTTGACGGACGACAACTCCGCGGAGGTGGAGCCGATCTTCTCGGCCTCTCACTTCGAGCCTTCATCAACACCGGCTACTCCAGCATCGTCGAGTGGATGAACCAGGAGCAGCGGGAACACTTCGACGTCCTGATCGGTGAGCACGACGAGGAAGGTCACCCCACCCAGTCGAAGTGGAACCCGGATACCTGGGGCACCTCTGCGGAAGCGCAACTCGCTCTGCGCGGTGCGTCCGCGAAAGCCTCTGTGCTCTGAGTAATCATGGCGGGGTGCAGCGGCTGACCGAATCCAGGTAAAGGAGCGCCGTGGACATCATCGGCGAAGCCGGTATCCGGATTCGGCCCGACACGAAGGACTTCGAACGCGAGACCGAGTCGCGGTTCGGGTCCATTGCCAAGAAGGCAGCCGCCGTCTTTGCCGGGGCATTCGCGGTCCGCGAGGGCTTCGACTTCGTGAAGAAGTCGGTCGAAGCCGCGGCCGAGTCGAACAAGATCGCGGCGCAGACGGCGGCAGTGATCAAGTCGACGGGCGGCGCGGCCAAGGTGTCGACCGCCGACGTCGACAAGCTGGCGACGTCGCTGTCGAACCTGACCGGCATCGACGACGAGGCCATCGAGAAGGGTGAGAACCTGCTGCTCACCTTCACCAACGTCCGCAACGAAGCGGGCAAGGGCAACGACATCTTCAACCAGGCGACATCGATCCTGGCCGACATGAGCGTCGCCCTGGGGACCGACGTGTCGTCGTCGGCAATCCAGTTGGGCAAGGCACTCAACGATCCGATCAAGGGCGTCACCGCTCTCCAGCGCGTCGGAGTGTCGTTCACGCAGTCACAGAAGGACCAGATCGAAACGCTGGTCAAGACCGGCCACGCCCTCGACGCGCAGAAGATCATCCTCAAGGAACTGACGACAGAGTTCGGAGGGTCGGCTGAAGCGGTCGCCACTCCGATTGGCAAGCTCAAGGTGCAACTCGGGAACATTCAGGAGCAGATCGGCAACGCGGTGCTCCCGGTCCTGAACCGTATGGCCGAGTTCATGTCCGCCCATCTGCCCGCGGCGATCGACGCGACAAGCCGAGCTATTGGGCGTGTCGTTACCCCGATACGCGACTTCATCGGTGGGTTCCGCGAAGGCACGGACAAGATCGGGGCCGCGCAGACCAAGGCAGCGGTCTTCGGCGCGGTGCTGTTTGAGAAGGTGAACCCACCCGTCAAGTTTCTCGGTGAGTTCGTGCGCGACACGCTGCTCCCCGCGCTTGACGGCCTGGCCGAACACATCGGGACCAATCTCGTCCCCATCCTGGAAGCCTTGGCGGCGGCGTTCGCGGCTATCAAGGTCGTCAACTTCGTCCAGGTGATCTCCGAGCTTGTCGGGGCAATGGCCGCCGCCGCCGAAGGTGGCACCCTACTGGAAGGTGCCATTGCGCTGATCGGCGGACCGATCACGATCGTCATCGCCGCAGTCGCCGCCCTGACCGCGGGGATCGTCATCGCCTACCAGAAGTCTCAGACCTTCCGGGACATCGTGCATGCCGTTGGCGACGCGTTCGTGGCGTTCGGTCGAACCTTGGAAGATGTCGTCGGTGCCATCGGCAGGTTCGGTCAACGGGTGATCGAGTTCGTTGGTGGGTCCGGTCCGGTCGGGTTCCTGCGGGAGAACATCGCCGCGCTGACCGAGTTCTGGCGGACCCACTGGGACGAGATCAAGCAGATCTTCCAGGGCGCTCTCGACCTGATGGTGTCGATCCTGCGACCGTTTGCCGATCAACTGGCGAACACGTTCCGCATTCTGAGCGACATTGTCGTGCCGCTGGTCACGTTGGCATGGGAAAGCATCAGGGCGACCTTCACGATCGGCTTCGACTTCATCGTTGGCCTTGTGCGTATCGGGTGGGACCAGATCGCAGGAATCTTCCGCGTCGCCCGCGATCTCGTACTGGGCATCATTGGCACCTTCCTCGACCTGCTCACCGGTCACTGGTCGCGGGCGTTCAATACGATCAAGCAGACGGTCATCAACATCTTCAATGACATCAGGGGCACGATCGAGAACGTCATCCGCAGCATCCTGACGACCGCCGAGAACCTGGTGGGCGACTTCACCAAGGCCGGTATCCGGCTCGCGCAGTCGATCATCATCGGGATCACCAATGGCATCAAGGCGCTCGTCGGTGACGTGAAGAAAGCCATCGAGGGTGTCATCAACGACGCCATCGACATCCTTCCCGGTCCCGCCAAGAGTGTCGCCCGCGGCATCTTCCACGTCGCGCGCCAGATCCTCGGCAGCGGAGGAATCGTCGCCGGTCCGGTCGGCAGCCCGCAGTTGGTCATCGCTCACGGTGGCGAGTTGGTCATCCCCGCCGCGCTGACGCAGGCATTGGTGTCCGGGCGGGCCGTCAACAACTCGACGGCCAGCACCATAACGATCGGGGATGGTGCTGTGCAGGTGAACGTCGCGGTGCAGGGAAGTGCTGACCGCGCCACCGTCGAGGCGTTCCGCACCGTCGCCCGCGACGAGATTGGCGCATCGCTGCGGCGCATCATCGACCACGCCGTGGCCGGAACAGGGCGTGCCAGTTGACGATCAATCAGTCCACGGCCCTGCGGCCCGACGCGGAGATTACGTCCGAACGGTTCGACATCACGTTCAATGGCGGCCCGACCAATGCCGCGGCGTGTACCAACGACGACCTCGACAGCACCTTCATCAGCGACGGCGGCGGTCCGGACACGGCGAACTTCCAGGTGTCGCTCGGCACCTTCACCGTTCCGACCGGAGCACAGATCCGAAGCGTGTCGGTCCGAGTCCGCATCTCCGGCTCGACGTCTCAGGTCCTTGCGATGGGACTCGTCGACGGCGTGACGGGTGACGGCATCATCGGCAGCTTCAGTACCGTCACTGGGGACGGGACCACCCACACAGTCACCGGTCCGAGCCACACAACCGGACCGAGCGGGTCGTGGACCCAAGCCGACATCGACAACCTGCGCGTCCGCATCTTCGGAGTAGTGGGCGGGACCATCCCGAACATCTATGAGATTGCGGCGATCGTCGAGTGGAACGAAGCACCGAACTCCACCCGCACGACTGACGACGGGCAGACGACTTCCGGGTCCCCGATTATCACCAGCCCGAAGACCCTGTTCCGACGTCCGGCGTTGGGGTCCGGTACCGACGTCGGTCGATCGATCACCGGGGCTGGCATTCCGGCGGGAACGACGATTGCGTCGATCAAAGCGACGACGATTGCGTCGGGCAGCAACGGCGTCGCGCTCCCTACCGCGACGATCAACGTGGCCGACGCGTCGACGTTCGCGGCGTCGGGCCGCATCGAGATCGACACGTCGGCAGGCCGCCAGGTCGTCACCTATACCGGCAAGACGGCGACGACGTTTACGGGATGCACCGGCGGCACCGGCAACATGAGCACCGGCAACGTCGTGCAGCAGCCCACGATGTCGGCCAACGCAAGTGCGACGGCGACCGGTGTTGCTATCACGACCGGCACGATTAACTGGATCACCGCGCCAACGGAAGGGCAGGTCCTTCACACAAGCGGTCAGGTGTCGGTCCGGTGGACGTTCTACGACCCGGACGTCGACACCCAGGAACGGTACCGGGTCAAGATCTTCACACTGCTCGCGACGACGCTGCCGAGCTTCGACCCGGATACGACCACCGCGACGTGGGACTCCGGCGAAGTGTTGTCCAGCGCGCAGCAGGCGACGAGCGACACGATCCCCGCCAACAGCTACGTCGTCTACGTCAAGGTTGGCGACTCCGGGAGCGGCGGGCGCTACTCACCCTGGGACAACAACGCATTCTCGCTCGCCATTGATGTCCCCAACGCACCGACCTTGTCGCTCGGGTTGGGCTTCGAACGGATCATCGCGATCGTCACCGGATACGGCAACCTGGCACCGCAGGGTATCTCCGCGGAAGGTCCCGGCCTCGATCTCAATAACTCGGGAAACCCGCACTTCACCAAGATCAGCAACGTCGCCAACCTCACCATGAACACCGACTCGCGCGCCGAGCACGGCCAAGACGTAATCACCGTGCAGGCAACCAGCACCGGTGGGGTCACCTTCGACAGCGATGCATTGCCACAGATCGTCGTACCCGTCAATCCGGGCGACGACTGGGCGGCGCGCTGCGCGTTCCGCGCACTGAGCAACCCGCGCACCTGCACCCTGACGGTCACCTTCAAGACTGCGGCTGGTGCGTCGGTCGGGTCGTCGGCTACGGCGACAGTGCTGACGGAGAGCACGACGGCATGGGCGAGGACCGGCGCTACGTTCAACTCGGCCGCGCTGGCGCTGCCGGTGCCCGCTACCGCGCGATTCATGGTGCTGCGCTTCGGGACGCAGGCGTCGGTCGCCAATGAGAACCACATCATCGACTCGGTGCAGGTCACCCGCAATGGCGCGGACACCGGGTTTCAGCCGGGCGGGTTTGTCGCTGGACCGAATCTGCTCAGCGAGGCGCAGGCGTCCGCGACGACCCAGGACGGATGGTCGAACAAGTCGAACGCTACGGTGCAGCGAAAGGCGAACCTGGGGTTCGACAGCGGTCCGTGCTGGAGCATGACCGCAGTCGCTGCAGCCGACATGAGTATGCAGACCCCACCGACGCTGCCGGTCACCCCTGACCGGTTCCACACGTTCATGGGATGGGGGAAGCCGGTCACCACGACCCGGCAGATGCGCTTCGACATCTTCTGGTTCAAGGCCGACGGGTCAGCATCATCTACGGCGTCGACGACAGGCACGGCGTTTCAGCCGTCCATCGCTGGCGGCTGGAGCTTCATGTGCTGTGTGGCGATCGCGCCATCCGATGCCGCGTATGCGCGGGTCGTCGTCAACGTCCTGTCGCCAGCGGCGGGAGAGGAACATCGGTTCCATCTGTTCGGCTTCTGGGAGGGTGTGTCCGACATGTGGGTTCCCGCCGGGGAGCTGCATGAATGGTTCGCGCTAGACCGATCCCAAGACGACCAGGTGACGTGGGATGAAGTTGAGGACGAGGAATGGAACTTCGACCTTGGCGACCACACCGAACGGCTGGTGATCGACGACTACGAAGCGCCGCGCGGCGGGGCACTCTGGTACCGGGCGCGCATGTTCGCCAAGGTCAGCCGCATCGATGCGGTGAACGCAACGACTGAGGTCGGTGACCTGGCATCGCCGTACACGATCGCCGGTCCCATCACCCTTGAGTCCGACGGCAACATGATCCTGCGCTCGGTCGAGCACCCGGAACTGGTGTCGCGTCTATGTGTCACCGGCACCCAGGTCGAATCGGTGTCGACCGAGTCGCAGTCGGAGTTCCAGCCAATCGGGCGGCGCAACCCGGTCGTCAACGTCGACACGGTGCATGGCCAGCGGTTCCACATCACCGTGTACTTCGATGAGGACGACGACTGGGAGAGCTTCAAGACCTTGCGCGCCGCGCAAGAAGTCATGTTGTTCAAGACCTGCTATGGCGACCGCAACTTCGAAGACCCCTCCCCGCAGGAGCAGTATTACGTCCGCTTCGGACCGGAGCACCGTACGGTGCGGCTGTCGACCAACTTCCTGGCCGACACGCAGTACCGCCAGCATCGCACTGTGAGCTTCGACCTGATCGAAGTCGACCGTCCCTGATGTACCCGCGGTCTGATGACTTCGACGAACAGCTCATTGAAGGCGGCATCGTATCGACGCGCGTCGACGTCTATCGCGGCGGGGTCAAGATCTACGAAGACCTGCCAATCGCACCTGGTGGCCAGGTGACCGTCGATGGCACCGCCGCCGCCCGCCGCCGCCTGCGATGTTCCGTCATTGACTCGGACGGTTCATTCATCCCCACCGATCAGACCGACCTGCTAGCGCCCTATGGCAACGAACTGGTCGTGGCGGTTGGCTTCAATCTGTCCGACACCGGCGTCGAACGAGTCCCGATGGGTGTCTTCCGTATCGAAGACGTCAATCCCCGGTGGGACGGGCTGATCGAAATCGACGCCGTCGACCGCTCGACGATTATCACCCGCGCCGTCTTTGAATCGCCGTACAACGTGGCGACCGCTACCCCGTCGCTAGAACTCGGCGCGGTGATCCACGACATCATCAACTCTCGCTTTGCCGGTCTGACGTACAACTTCCCGGTCACCACGATTACGGTGCCCGGTACGACCACCTTCCTCGAAGGGGTCGACCCCTGGCAGTCGGTCCAACAGCTTGCCGCGTCGAACGGAATGGAAGTCTTCTTCGACGTCAACGGCGCGGTCGTACTCCAGCCGATCCCCGACCCGACACTTGACAGTCCGGTCTGGTTCTACCGCCCGGATAACCAGTCGATCATCCTGCGCGCTGACAGCCGCCAGTCGTCGCGCGATGCCATCAATGTCGTCGTCGTGACGGGTGAAGGCTCGGGGGTGACGACGCCGGTGCGGGCCACCGCCGAGATCACCGACTCGACGTCCCCCGTGTTCCCGGCCACCTTCGGTCGACGCCCTTTCTTCTTCTCGTCACCGACGATCACGACCACCGCGCAAGCACAGGATGCGGCCAACAATCTGCTCTTGCAGAAGGCCGGGACCGCCGAGATCGTGGCGTTCGTTGCCGTCCCGCACCCGGCGCACGACGCGTCCGACGTCGTCTACGTCGAGAATGAACGACTGGGTTTGGCGCGCAACGTCGTGTTGTCACAGTTCACCATCGACATCGGTCTCGCCGCGGAAGCGGTGTACGCCACGCGCGGACAGAGGTCGATCACGTGACCTTCGACCGGGGTGACGACCACCCCGACCACCTGGTCCGCCGGGCGCTCGAAATCGACGTCGCCAGCCGCCTCCTGTCCGCCGACCGCGCGGACCTGCGCATCCGTCGTCAGGCGACAGTCGCTTCGGTCCAGACCGGCTCGGTCACGATCAGTCTCGGCGGCGCCACCATCGCCGGGGTCAAGTTCCTGACGTCTTACAGCCCGGTGGCGGGCGACGTCGTCTTCATCGACTTCGCCGGTCCCGACCCGATCGTAATCGGGCGGCTCGACCCGTTCTCTGTGATGGTGCCCCACACCGACTCCGTCGGCGTCGCGTCGGTGACGAGCGGCAACACCACGTCGACGACGGGGGCCGACTATCCCGGTCCCGTCCAGGTGACCAACTTCGTGAAGGTGCTCGCGGCGACGAAGCTGATTGTCGACGTGCACCTGTCGTGGTACGTCAACGTAGTCAACAACCGATACACCGAGTTCACAGTCGCTCTCGACGGGACCGACCAGACGTGGGTGCGGGCGTTTACGAACGAACCGTCGTCGCACAAGCAGTTCTCTCAGCACTGGGAGATCGGCGGCGTCGCTGCTGGAACGGGCAAGACGATCAAGCTCCGCTGGCGCACGCAGAACGCTGACGAGCAGGCGGTGACGGATAACAACGACCACGCCTCCATGACGGTGACGGAGACGTTCTGATGGACGGCTTGCTCTACATCATCCAGAAGCTCGGGCGGACGCTGGAGATGCTGGAAGCCGAGAACGCCAAGCTGTACGACGAGATTGAGCACCTTCGAGCCGAACTCGGACAACTCAAGGACGCCAAAGAGCCACCCCTTGTCATGCAGGGGGAACCACCCGCGGTGGCCGCACCGACAGATGCACCCTCATCCCCGAAGCCACGGCCAGCAACCCGTAAGGTGGGCAAGTGACGCTTTCCCGCGAGGACCAGGCGCTGATCGCGTACGTGCACGACAGCGGCGTCCCGTACGTGGTCACGTCGACGGTGAACCACTCGATGTCGACTTCGACTGGGGGCACGTCGCGGCATGTCCAGCAGGGTACCGGTGGGCAAGGGCTGGCCGTCGACTTCGCCGGGCGCCATGGCGGGCGCGACACCCTGGAACACGCCCACATCTACCAGGCGCTGTCGCTGGTCAAAACGCAGCTGTACGAACTGATCTACGCAGGCCCGGTCGATGGCAAGCCCGCCGTCTGCTACAAGGCGGGCAAGCCGTTCGTCTACCCGAAGGTCGTCCGCGATGGTCACCATGACCATGTTCACGCTGCGGTCGACAAGGGTGTGTTCTTGACATGGCCGCGCCGTCCAGTTCCGCAACCCGTTCCCAACCGCACCGTCACCCACCTGCACCTGGGAGGTCGTCCTGTGGCACGCCACGTCATCCCTGTTGTCCTTGGCCCGACCGGTGGCGGTTGGTGGCCGGGGGAAGGGCAGACCCCGTCCGACATTCCGATTGGCAAGGTGCTGGCGGTGTCGCCACACGGCACGGCGTGGCCTCCACGCGACGGGCATGGCGGACCGATCGCGGACGTCGGGTGGATGGACGAGAAGGGCGGACTGGCGCTGGTTGTCGAGGAAGGCGCACCGAACACGACGACCTACGTGCTGGTCACTGTCGCTGACGACTGAGCAGCGGTGACCGCCCCCGCTGCGCTCTACCTTCAACCGATCGTGGCGGTCGCTGACCCGCAGACCATCATCGGATACGAGGCGTTGGCGCGGTTCCCCGACATGCCGACCGAGCGGGCCTTCGAGGCTGCGGCCACCGACGGCACGCTCATCGACCTCGACATGGCCTGCTTCGACCTGGCTGTCGACCTGCTCCCGGAAGTTCCGCAACCGCTCTATCTGGCGGTGAACGCGACCGTCGAGGCGCTGCACCGTGGCGACGTGCTGTCGCACCTGGCGCGGCTGACATCTGCGGATGCTGCCCGACTCGTCGTCGAGGTGTCGGAACGGACCCTGATCGACCCGCTGCTCGCGTACCGCACGATCTGGCAACTGCACGCCAAGGCCGTGCGCGTCGCCCTCGACGATGTGGGTCGGGCCTACGCGTCGTCGCAGTCGATTATTCAGGTCAACCCGGACATCATCAAGATCGACCAGTCCATCGTCGAAGGCCTCGACCGCTTCCCCGGCAACCGGGCGATCACGCGGGCGATGGCGGGGATCGGCCTGGAGCTGCGTTGCATCGTCGCGGCGGAAGGGGTTGAGACGCAGCGCCAAGCGGATTGGCTCGCCGAAGTGGGAATCCGCTACGCCCAGGGGTACCTCTACGCTGAACCCCGTCCGGCCGCCGAGGTACTGGGATGAAGATTCTCGTGGTCGACGACGACGAGATGACGTGCCGCTACCTGGTGGAGCTGCTGGCTGATCACGACGTCATCTCGGTCACCCACGACTTCCGTCGCTTGATCGGGTCGGATCTCTATGACGGCGTCGACGTCGCCCTGGTCGATCTACGGCTGGGCGCGGACCTGTCGGGTCAAGCAGTTCTCGATTACCTGGCCGAACATCACCCGCACATCCGGCGTGTCGCCATGACCGCGGCACGCGACAACGGACCGGCGATCCCGGTGCTCGCTGCTGATACCGTCCTGCTCAAACCGTTCAGGATGGAGGAGTTGCATGCCGCCCTCCGATGAGGCGATCCACGCCAAGCTGGACGGCCTGCGCGACCTGATCGAGTTTTCCGACCGCCAGAACCAACAGCGCATCGAACTGGCCAAGGCGACCATCACCGGACGTCTCGACGTCCAGGAGACACAGAGCAAGGCGGTCCTGGAACGCGTGACCCGGTTGGAGCAGGCCAACCAGTGGGTCATCCGCACCATCGGGGGGACGCTGATCGGAATGGGAATCGCGGCGGTGTGGGCGGTCAAGACGGCGACGGCCAAGTGAACCCCGACCACCGCATCCTGTGGCCCCACGGCAGGCGCACTTCCGACCAGGTGTGGCGACGGATCCGCAACACCCTTCTGACCGCGGCCATTGCGCTCTTGAGCGCGTCCCTATTCATTGCCGTCGTGTCGCTGGATGCCGACAGGCGCGACTCGCGACGCCAGCGCGACGCGGCCATCTCGGAAACGAAGCGCAAGGACTCGGCCTACGACAAGCTCCAAGACCAGGTCGAGAAGTTGCAAACCAAGATCGACGAACTGCGCAACGACCGCTCCGCGGACCGGGCTGAACTTGCCCGACTGGAAGCCGAGAAGGGGGCGCTGATCGCGCAGATTGTCCAACTGGGTCGCCGCCCGGTGGTCACCACCACGACGACCCGCCCTTCGACGACGACTACAAGATCTCCAACTTCTACAACGACGACCCGTCCAGCACCCACGACCAGCACTTCGACCACGACGACGACCCTGCCGCGGCCATGCGTGGTCCGTCCGATCCTGTGCCCGTAGTCGTACCATTCCGGGCGTGACCGTCGAAGGGAGCGCGCCATGAGCGCCGTTCTGCTGGCAACCCTCGTGATGCAGGTGATCGACTTCCTCCGGGAGTTGACCAACCTGAAGACCCAGAAGTCGGCTGTTCTCACGCAGTTGTCGGCCTGGGGGGCGGGCATCGCGCTCGCCGCGCTGTCGGCGCATGCATCCGTGACTGCCAACCTCACCCTGCCCGGCCTGTCCGCACCGATGCACACGCTGGATGCCGGATCGGTCGTGCTCGTCGGGATGCTGTTTTCATCGCTGGCGTCGACCATCGTGGACGTCAAGCAGGCCATCGACTCGGGTGATTCGTCGGCGAAGCCGTCGCTGATTCCTTCCGACGGCGCGTAGTTGAACGACGAACTCCCGCCCCGCCATGAAGTGACGCGGCGGCCTTCCGGGCCGATCGTCGAACGGCTCCGTCCGCACACCCCACCACACGCCGGGCGGCGACCGCACGACATCAGGCGCTACTGGATCGAGCGAGTTCTGGCGTTCGCGACCTGCCTGGCACTGCTGGTCCTCGTCATCTGGTTCGTCGGCCCGGTCCTCTACCGACACGTCAACCCGCCCGGTCCCTGCCCCGGTGGCACCAAGATCGCGACCGTCCATGGCAAGGACCTCTGTACCCACGGCCCCGACCGGCTCGGCGCGCAACCACCGCTGACCGCCGAAGAAGCCGCGCAAGCAGGTGGGCAGGTGTTCTGCTACGGCGACGGCACGTCCGGAAATCGGATCGAAGCGATCTACGCGCACGCCGCCGACGTCGGGTCCCGCTACGCAGCGCAGATTCCGAACCTGCGTGGCGCAGCCGCCAATGCCGACGGCGTCTTCAATCTCTCGGCAGCCGAAACCGGGGGCAGTCGTCATCTGCGCTTTGTCACCGACCCTGGTGCCTGCAACCTCACCGTGCATGACGTGACGCTGACCGCCAGCGGTGATGACTCGTTCTCCAACACGATCGAAGAACTGCGCGGCATGGGATACAGCCGCACCGACCGGAAGTACCTGATCTGGGTCGACGCCAAGGTCTACTGCGGCATCGGCACCGTGTTCAGCGACGACAGCAACGCCTCGACCAACATCAACAACGCGGGGCCGTCGTGGGCGCGCGTCGACACGCAGTGTTGGGGTGGCCCCGTCGAAGCCCACGAACTGATGCACACCCTCGGGGCCGTCCAACTTTCCGCGCCACACTCGTCCGGGCACTACCACTGCGTCGACGAGTACGACCGCATGTGCTACTCCGACGCGTCCGGGGTGCAGATGCAAGTTGTGTGCGGCGACTCCGGTCACGACGCCCGCTTCGACTGCAACCACGACGACTA